AGCATCGCCTCCAATTCTTCCATCTCTTTAGCGATTTCTTTATCCAAAGCCTTAATGTTAGCCAGAATCTCTGATGTTGCAGGATACTCAATTTTTTCATATTCTACCTGTTTATACTTATTGATAGACAAGTCATATCCGTTATCCACGATTTCCTGTTTCGGAACCATAAATGACTGTTCGGTACGTTTTCTATCAATTTCCTGCTCACGATTCTTAAATCTCTTGATGATATCAGGAATATCATTTTCAGACACAACAGTTCTCTTATCATCAAGACTGAAGCCATCAGCCTTCATATCATAGAACCACACATTATCCGTTCCACCATGCTCTGTTTTAGTAAATACCAGAATAGCGGTAGATACACCGGCATATGGTTTAAACACACCAGAAGGCATGGAAATAACAGCCTCCAATCTCTGATTTTCTACAATCTCTGTTCTGATATCCTTATGCGCTTTAGAAGATCCAAAAAGCACTCCATCCGGTACAATACAAGCACATCTTCCACCAATCTTTAAGATACGAAGGAACAAGGTAAGGAATAATAATTCTGTTTTCTTTGTCTTACATACCTTAAGCAAATCTCCTGAAACTGACTCTGCATCCAGACTTCCCTTAAAAGGTGGATTGGCGAGTACCAACGAATACTTGTCCTTATCTTGATTTTGATCAGACAGACTGTCTCTATATTCGATAAAAGGATTGTCAATTCCATGTGTCATCATATTCATGGCACCGATACGAAGCATGGTTCTATCCATGTCATATCCATAAAACATGTGATTCATATAATGATCTTTTTTCTGCTTATCGAAGAAAATCTCATCCTTCTTATTCGCCTTCAAATACTCGCCGGCAGCAACCAGGAATCCTGATGTACCACAAGCCGGATCACAGATTACTTCATCACTTGATGGATTCATCATTTCCACCATCATACGGATGATATGTCTTGGAGTTCTAAACTGACCATTCAGACCAGACTGTGCAATCTTTGACAAGAGGTACTCGTATACATCTCCTCTTACATCTGCTGTCTGGATTTCATTCATCATCTTATAGATTTCATCCAATGAATCCACCACCTTGGATAATAAAAGTGGTGTAGGGAGTTTAAAAATTGCATCATCCATGTACTTAGAATATGCACTATTCTTATCTGCATGTAATGTCTTGATAAATGGGAATACCCACTCCTGCATCACGGAATACATACGATCTGCAGGGAAATCATGGAATACAGACCACTTAAGCTGTGAACCATCAATGGTTCTTTCACCAATCTTTACCTCATCAGAAAAGATACTCCTATATGGCAGGCCTAGCATTGCACTTTCCTTCGCTCTTGTATTATCCGAATCGTCCAAATCATGGATAAACATCAGATAAGTAATCTGTTCAATTACTTCCAAAGGATTTACCAATCCGCCTGCTGCAAAAATATCCCACAAACCATCAATCTTATTTTTTAATTCACCTGTAATCATCCTATCTGCTCCTTATCCTTACTCTGCTTTCCACGCATATTTTGTGTATCGGCCTCCACCTATTTTTTCTATTTCTCCTGCTTTCAATAAATCTGCCAATGCTCTTTGCACTGTGGTATCACTGATATCCGGATTCATCTCTAAAAGCTCTGATTTTGTAATGGTGCCAATATGATTTTTAATCATCTCTCTGATGCGATCAGCCTTCGATATGTTAGGATCCGTTAATAGCTTTACCCTTGATTCAAATTCCTTGTAGGCACTTACAATAACTCCAAGCATATAATTTACAAAAGGCTTGTAATCATTCTTGTTTTCATGCCAGTTGATTGAGCTGTCCTGCAATGCTTCATAATAGGTTTCTTTAGACTCTTCAATGATTTTTTCAATACTGACATACTTACCAACGATAAACCCTGACTGATAAAGTAATAATAATGTCAGCAATCGGCTCATTCTACCATTTCCATCATTGAATGGATGGATGCACAAAAAGTCTAGGATAAACATCATATCCAAAATTAATGGATCCACTATTTCCTTAGCATCTCGGAATGAGTTGCACAATTCATCGATTGCATCTGGTGTCTCCCAAGCTGCTACTGGCATAAATCTCACATGTTGATTTCCTTCTGCATCCATCTCTCGAATGATATTATCACCAGTCTTAAAGGTTCCGCCTTCCGTGTTTCCCAGGAACTTATACAAATCTCTGTGTAGCTGCAAAAGATAATTTGCATTAATTGGAATATAGTCATAATTTTCATGAATTGTATTAAGGACATCTCTATATCCAGCTATCTCAGACTCATCTCTATTTCTTGGAGTGGTCTTTGCCTGCACAAGATTTTTCAGGCGATCATCCGCTGTAGAAATACCTTCTATGCGGTTAGAAGCCTCTGTACTTTGGATCTTGGCTATTTCTACCAGTTCCCTTAATTCATCCTGATGAGCTTCAATAAATAGCCTCTGTTCTCCCTTATATTCGCTTATCAATGTAAGTTTACGCACAATCTCAGGAGATAGTAATTTTTCCCATGTGTCTTTATAGTTATACTCTCTCATTCAATTACCTCATCAGCTTTTTAATTTAGTCATTTATGGTTTATACAACTAAATTTACTATATACATGATATTCTTTTTTAATTATGTCGTCAATAGTTTTAATTTAGTCGTTTTTTGTTGTTTTGACTAAATTAAATTTCAAAATGACTATATTAAAAAAATCCGACTAATTTCACCTAAACAGGTCAAAAAGGTCAGTTTCTTAGCAGGATTTATCGAGGGTAGTCCGGTCACTTTTCAAAAATGGGGGGGTACAATGAGGGTACAAACGCAATTGTCAGTGCCCCCTAAAGCCTTGATTTTCCTGCAAGCAATAGACTGTTTGCATGTGCCGTTTTTTCCTCCGGCAAGGTCTCCATTGATGATTCTTTTCCAATTATCAGAATAGGCCACCTGTAGATTATCGCCGCAACCGTCAAGGACATCTGCGACAATAACACCTTCGGGATACTCGTTCATAATCTTATAGCAGTTCCATCTGCATAGATTTCGTTATGTGATATATTTCGCTCTTATGTTATAAAAACACCACCTCAACAATCTCTTGTCAATAAAAATGTGCGAAATATACCACGCGGATTATAAAGAAAAAGATGCCTGCCAACTGGCACAGCACCTCTCTTTATCCGACATAGATATTTCCATCTATTATAATAATTCCTGTTCTATACTAAAGACATCTGGAAAAATCAGCTTTGCGCCCTTTCTCTGCAACGCTAATACTTTCCCTGCCTTATCCTTCAATTCCTTTTCCAATCTACCATCAACACGAACTGGTATATTGGCAGCAGAGTCCAAATACTCATTTTTCATATATTTTTCTGTAATCGGACACATATTTTGAATCAAAAAAGCCTTCTCATGACCAAGTACTTCTCCAAAAACAATTGTATCGCACCTATGGTACTTTTGCATTTTCTTATTATAAATCCCCTTAAATTTAGAAACCTGTGACGAAAACGGAATCATCCAAAATAGCTGAGTATTACTATCCTGGAATGCGTAAAAACATGGTCTGTCATGCAACTGTCCATTTACTTTTTCCTTATTCTGCATCAAATAAGGATCTGGAAAATCCTTAAAGTACTGATCATCAATATAATAAAAATGTCCTATTTCCATTTCTTCTCCTATCGTTAAAAAGAGGCCCCATCCTCTCGAATGGAACCTCAAAACATTTGAACTCGACCTTTTCTAAGTCGCATATCGAGTAGCGACAAACATTTGAACTCGACCTTGTTTGAGTTGCATATCGAGTAGCAACAAACATTTGCAGTAATCTCTTACTGTACTTAAAATATACATCCAAATGAGCCGCTTGTCAATGTCAAAATAAGTTCAAATCGCAGCTTATGGCTGCATTAATATTATATGTTCATATCCAATTAGATATTCATTTTACACGATACTGCTGAACATTTCAACGATTGCACACTATATAACGATAGCCCTTACATTCTAACGATTGCTACTACCGTTAAAATTTGTACTTCTACATCGGCTTGTTTGCATTCCCTCATTCGTAGTATTACCGTAGTCCCTTACTACTACACTTGCCACGATATACCCAAGTAATGCCCCCTAAAGCCTTGATTTTACTGACTTTCCATAGCCCTGCCGTGGCATACGAATAAAACACGAATTGATGTCATAATATACCTCCTGCTGACAAGAAATGCCCTGTTTTGCAAGGTTTCTTGGGTATTTTGTGAATTACTCTGAAAATGCAGAAGGATCTTTCATCCAATCGTAGAATCGTTTGCGAATTTTTTTCAATTCTTCTTTAGCACCAGGAATCTCTTCCAATTTTACTAAGTGCATAACTTTTATCCCCATCATCTCATAGGTAATCTTGTTTCGACATTCTAACCCGACGTTTCGGTTTCATATATGACCATATAAGAAAACAAAAAATCCAGTGCCTACAACAGCTTCCTAAGAATCTGTATAAACACTGGATTTATATCTCAGCAGTCCGTACGGGAATCGAACCCTAAAGTAATTGCCTTGAAATGGCTTAAAATAGCCATTTTTTCAATTTTTCTTTGAGTACTTTTGAGTACTAGGGACTCATAATGCTTCGATTAAGTCAAGTTCCTGTCTCTTTTCCTCGATTCCGGTACGATCAAAATAATAATGATCTTTTGTGCAACTAATGTCTGTATGCCCCATGGTATCAAGAATTGTGGACTCTTTCACTTTTCCGTCGAGCAAGATACTTCCATACGTCTTACGGATTTTGTGCGGAGATTTCACTTTCATTCGCAGTTCATGTTCGCAGATATAGCGCAAACGTTCACGAAAGTTATAGGATTTTAACCTTTCTCCGTCTCTCTCAAATAGATATTCCCCGAAGGGATTTCTCTTTCGTGCTTCATCAAGAATCCATTTGTACTTATCCGGCAATATGGCAAATCGTAATCCGGCTTCTGATTTTGGAAAATCTTTGACTTCATAGTGAAAACCGTCATCATCACGATAGCGCGTCTCTGTAGAATTTATCGCAACCGTGTAATTTTCAACATCTTTCCGCTTTAATGCCGACAATTCCCCGACACGAACCCCTGTCTTAAACATGAATAGCAATCCAAGGTTCACAATATCCAAGTGATTCCTTAAGTACATCTCCATGCGCTCTTTTTCATCCGGCATATATACTTGGTCTTTTGCCTGTCGGACTACGTGCTTAAACGCTTTTGGCGATATATCCATGTCTTTTAGTGTGTATGTAATGGAAAACTTGACATACTTTTTCCGCTTGGCATACTTAAAGATTCCATAAATCAGCGTCCGGAAGTTTGAGAATGCCTTGGAAGTCATGTTGAAATCATGGATGCTGTTTCGTATAAACGTTTCAAGGTCGCATTCGTCTATCCTTTTGATTTTCTTATCTTTGATACCGTCAAAGTATCTCTGAAAGTCCATTAAGTATCTGTCATAGGTTGCCCTGCTTATCTCTTCAAGTTCCAGCTTTTGTGAAATCCAACGGTTGAAGATTTCCCCAACTGTAGGGTCATCCTCTCTCTCTTTCCAATAATCAATGATTTTCTGCTCGACCGCTTCTCTGCGTTTTGCCTTGATTTTACGTCTGCCTTTTACTTCATCCGGCAGATATGAGTACCAGTTCTCATCCTTTCCTTGATAGATTTTATAAGGGTTTTTGTTGAGTAATTTTTCTCTCTTTTGCATAGTGACTTGTTTCTGCACAAGTGCTATGTCGAGAATACCACTATCAACGGCATATTTCAACAGTTCTTTTTCATCCAATCAAATACCCCCGTTCTTTCTATTTTATCTTTGATATCTCTCACTCTGTACTCTATCGTTCTTAGTGATAGATTTTCTTTTGTGGATATTTGCTTTTGTGAAAAACCACGGCAGAGAAGAGAGAAAATCCTCTCCTCTTCTTCCGTGAAATTGGCATTTTCTTTGATTTGTTCAAGTTCCGGCTTAATGAATTTTGTAAATTTCATAAGCCATTTCTCCTTATTTTATTGGTTGATATTTAAGTTTTTAAACATAGCACACATAACATCTACAACAATACTGTTTCCAAATTGCTTATACAACTGCGTATTACTGTTGACTGCCGCCATTTTGTCAATATCTTCATCAGATACACCCATCAGCCGTCCGCACTCTCTCGGTGTTAGCTTTCTGATACGATATTGAGGTTTTTCAAGCAATAAATTGTCTTTTTGCACTGTTGTTAGCGTATTAGATACATTATCTTGTCTAGGCTCTAATTCCGTCATATTATGTCTGCTCTCCTGTATCTGACCACTTTCATACGCTTTTCGTATCTGTTTGCCGTATTCCGTGCACTTTGGTGTTAATACTTGGCTTTCCATAACAAGGTTGTCTTTCTGCGCACTCGTTAAGCAATTACTTGTACCTTGCATATTTACTTCTAATCTCTGCTCTGTCGGGCTTTCCACAGTTCTATCTGACGGATTATCGGGATTTCTGCCACGCATAGCAACTATCTGTTTATCAACAATCATCGGTTCTCTCATCCCCCCCTTGCATAGTCGTAAGAGATGGAGAAATATAGTTTTTATCCCATACATTTCCAGCAAAGCCGGTTCCTCTATCGTCTCCGTACAAATTTCCTAATCTTCTTTGTTCCATTAAAACAACTCCTAAATCGTGGTTTTCAGCTTTTACACATCTTGCAATCGGATATACACCTCTTTGAAAATCTGCTGATACTCCGGTGTATATACTGCCTATTACTTCCATTCAATCACTCCATTCATAGATTGATTTCCAAAACCTTTATAATCCCTTGCCATAAGAGTCGTTGCAATATCAATCTGCTTTTCAATCTGAGTTGCTTGATTGCTTAACAACAAGGTTTCCGTCTGACCGCAAGTTTGATATTCCGCAGTCATATTTTGCCTTGATACAGTTTGCGACTTCTCTTTGCTGCGGTTTATTGATTGTTCCGTCAACGCAAGTCTGTCTGTCTGCCTGCCTGCCTGTCTGCCTGCCTGTCTGTCTGCCTGCCTGTCTGTCTGTCTGCCTGCCTGTCTGTCTGTCTGTCAAGATTGTGCTGTGGTAATGTACCATTGTCAATAAGCTGTCTTATCAGCTTGTCAGCCTTTTCATTGTTGATGTAATACTTTTCATCTACATTATCCTCAAGATAGTCTTTCAACTTCTTTTTGAGTGGTATGGGCTGTGGAAAATGGTAATTGTACTCGCCCAGGAACGAAAACATAAAACATCTTTCACGATTTTGTGCTACACCATAATTCTTAGCGTTTAAATCTTGATAGTAATTTGTGTAACCCAGGCTTTCAAGGAAATCTAACCACTTTCTAAAGTCGGGCATATTATCCTGACTATGTACTTGCGGCACATTCTCCATGAACAAAATCTGTGGTAATTCTCCGTTACTATCTCTGATTTCTGTTAGTATTCTCTCAACTTCCCACAACAGACCGCTTCTTGTGCCACTTCCCTTAGACATTCCGGCTTGCTTTCCGGCAACTGATAAATCCGTACAAGGAAACGAGTAAGTAAGTAAGTAAGTGAATGTATTTGTGTCACAGATATTCAAATCTTCTGCATGAACCTTAGTTATGTCCATTGTGGGAAAATCTGTACCATGTACTGCGTTATAGCTTGCCATGGCGTACTTATCAAACTCCACAACTCTGTAATGTTCAAACTTAGCGCCTATTCTCTTTAGTGCCATTGCCTGACTGCCGTAGCCGGCGAAAAGTTCTATTAATCGGATAGGCTTTGTTATACTGATTGGTTCTCTTGTGAAGTCAAATATGCTCATTTGATTATCACAAGAATAATTTTCAAAATTCATAAAATCTACCAAAAGGAAACCTCGGTTTTATGTGCGCACAACCTATTCCTTTCTTTGATTTTTAGTTAGTTACTGTGGCTTTCTGCCTGTCTGAAAATACTCGTCATAAGCGTCAACTGTATCACGTATTTCAACCATAGCCATATCAAGTGTTACATCTTTTTTATCCAAGGCTCTTTCTGCATAATCTTTAATTCTCATCATTAAAGCCTGTGCTATTACTATCTCTACATTGTTACTCACTTTGAATCACCTACTTTCTTTTCTCTTAAAATCCTCACAAGACACAGCAAGCAACCTACACAGTTAATGGGAATAAGCCCATTATTGTTCTTATAACTGTAAGAATTTTTGCAAACATTACAAAAATCTTTTCCAACATTTGCCTTGCAACTTGTCTTTTTATCTTCCAGCTTTTTCCCGATACTCTCGTTTATCCTTTTGAGTTCCTCGACCTTTTTCTGCGATTCCTCAAAATCTTCAATGAGTTTATTGTATTTCTTCTTACTTAAAATCTTCATTCTGTATCACCCTTTCAGTTCAAACTTAAATAACACATAATTCCACAATCCGGCATTATCTCTGTATTCATATCTCCCCTGTTCGGGTCTAATTCATCCAGATATAACGGACCGTTTTTGTCTTTCAACATGGAGTGTCCGACTTCTCTTTCCAACTTCGCCCGACTTTCAAAGACTTCCGGAAAATCCTTTCTGATATGGTTCCAATAGCCCATGCCACCTTTTATACAGCCAATGCAATTATTGTTGGCATAACCATGCTCATAATTCCAAGGACGTGGAAAAGTAAAAGTCATTAAAAACAGTCCATGCACTTCCTCTTTCGTTAAATTTCTTTCAATCAACGGAAAAATGTGATTAAACTCCGGATTGCTCTCAACCATTCGGTCAGCTCGGTTCTTCTCGTTCAAGTCAAAGCCCCAAACATACGTGATCTCATAGTCTGCATGCTCAGCTTCCCACTTTTTACGGATTCGCTTTTTCAGCCAATTAGTACATGGCGCAAATCCGTTAGCCGGATTTTTAAAACCACCAAACACCCTTACGCAATCTTCTACATTTCGATATTCCGTTGATCGTAGCACTGTGATTTTCTTTCCGATTGCGTTCTCGCAATCTTTAATAAATCTCATGCTGTCTGGATGTTGGTCTGCAATGTCAATGTAAATCCATTCGTCCACATCTCCCGCTAAATATCCTGCCATAAAACTTGATATTCCTGCACTTATCCAACATACCTTTAGTTTCTTTTTTGCCATAACACCACGCTACAAATCCATGTATCGTGGATAAGGAATATAGGCTTCCCATGCTGACGGTCTGAAACTCACATAAGTCAAATATGCTATATGTGCGCTACTTCAAATTCCACCTTATCGAATCATCAACGCTACTATTATTCCCTTTATGCAAAATCTTTGACACCTTTAAGTTGCAACCTCGGTTTACCGAGGATTCGTTATTCCTTTCTTTCTTCTAAAATTTCATCCAAGCAGGAATTCCAACCCACCCGACGTATTGATGTGCTGAAATCTTCATAACCGGATTTTAAATCAGGTATCTTTTCCGGCAGTTCCCGAAGTGGACACCAATCCGGCTTCTCGTAGGTTTCAGAATTAACTGCTTTTGACACCTCGAATGCTTGGCAACAATCTTCTCCGCCATTGCTGTTAATATGGCAAAAGTTGCAACCGAAACATGATTCCGGCATATCCATAATCAATACCGCTTTAGCCATACAATCACCCTTTCTTTTTCTTCTTAGGCTTAAACTTAAAAACATCATTCTTCTGACGGCTTACCACGCTACGATAGCCGTTCATTTTACTAGCTCTGCTTTTACCCATACCTCACACTCCTTCCGGTTTCTCGCACATCTCAAATTCAATCACCCATACCCACGGATTGGCTTCCCAGCCGTAACGGTCAAGGTCGGATTTCTTGATGGTGGAGTTCCAAAGTTTTTCCCATTCCATCATCGCTTCATCACATTGACTGCACTGTTCTTCTGTCCCATAACAGCACTGCGAACCGCTTTCTCCGTATGTATTAAGACAATCCCAACAATCAGGATAAGCTCCCTCTTTTATCACATCAACCGGCTTCATCTCCTGCAGCCGCTCTACTCTCATATTCATAACCTTAAGCCAGATACGCGCTGCTTCTTTCGGCATATGGATGGATGGGTGCCATATATGACTATCATTTTTAAAGCCACTTTCTGCTACTTCGTCCGCTCTAAAAACATACTGTTCATTTGAATTTAAAGCAATTGGATACCCCCAAGTTTCGCGGACATAGAGGATGTCACCCGGACAAATAGGACAAGTTCTTTCTGCTATGCTTAACTGCTCCGTATGCTCCTTATCAGCAAAGTTATGTACTGCATAAGTCCGCCTGTCAGCATTGTAAAATTCCATATCCGGCACAGTACACTCATTGGCATCTTTGCAAATTCGCCTTGTGCAAGTCTTCCTTCCGTCCAGAATTGCCCTCACCATTTCGGTACTAATTTGTTTGTTGAATAAAATCGATTTAATTGGCATCTACACCACCTCATCTTCCCATTATGTCAGGGGATTTCTTCCATGAATTTCTAAACGCTTTTGTTCGAAGTTCTTTATTTTCTGCCCTTAACGCTTTATTTTCTGTCAAAATCTTCTGCAATTTGCAATCCTTTTTATGCTCACATCTTGTGTCCGCAGAATACTCGGTACACATTCTACATAATTCTATGCTTGTCACTTTACTCCACCGCCTTTCACAATCTCGATTGCGTGCTCATAACTTCTTGCTTTCTCTTTTCCCAAATTCCTGTTATATGCATTCTCCCAAAACTTTCTCTCATTTTCCAACTGCTCCACAATCTTGTCCGGGTCATAGGCGGTCGGATATTCTTCTAGTAAATACAATACTGCATTTGTATTTACTAAAGTTCCATTGCTTAAAGTAACCGATTTTAAATCTTTCTTTAGTGCATCTGCATCAATCAGTCTCATCGTTTTTTATCTCCTCTTTTCAAATAATCAAAAATCTCATGTCCAATCATCCCTACAACTGACAGAACGCAAAAAAGGTTAACTCCAAATTTTGTTAGAATATCTAACCTAATGGCTATAAGTATTAGCAGAATGAAATTTATGCACGATTGAAACATCATTCTTCATCACTCCAATCTAACCTACAACCGCAATTACTACAGTAATTTGGCGCATTGTTGTTATTCATTATTCCTATATCGTGACTGACTTTGATTTTGTTTCCACATTCGCAATGGAATACAGAAAGAGTATCACTAAGGTTATGGTTAAATATAGGTTTCTTCGCCGTCTGCTTAACCGCCGCCCTACATTCTTTCGGTGTGCCGATTGCGCGGTACTGTTGTACCTCTTCCAGTGCCTTTACAGCTATTTCACATGCCTGAATTTCCTTTTTGCAATTCTCTAAATTGCTGTAATACTCACCAAGGCTCTTTCTTTTAGTCGCAAATACCTTTGGCATTATTAACATCAACTCTGCCAATGCATTTCTTGATTGTTCCATAGCATTTTGAATAAATATTTTTGCTTCATCAATCGTCATGGTTGCACCTCCAACAGTTCCGGATGTTCAATCGCATTTCCAAGCACTTTACATTCCCCGCCAAGGACTTCCCAACTTTCAGCCGACAGTCTGTTTGTAACTTGGAAAGACAATGATTCTTCATCCCACAAAACTTCACCGGCACAATCTGCTTCTGCATATCCGCTTTCTGTGCTATATGTGTCAAGATAAACAATTACATCATGTTCAAATATCAATTTCTCATCTCGATCTGTCCGTCCAGTGCACCGGCAGATGGTGGATGGAATACATTCGTAAAGTTTCCACTCCCCGCTTGTCTCACTAATTGTGACATGACCATCGGGTGAATCAATACGATTTCCGATAACCCATTCGCCGGTATCAGTCCTTTTGCCACGACATAAAAATCTATTTTCCATGTTCTCCATCCCTCCGTCTCAACTCGCGCTTACAAGCTGCAATCCTTGTCTTGTTCTTTCCACCATTCCGCTCCATTGTCTCAACTGCAAGTCTTATCTGGTTCGATGTGGCGCATTCCAAATCTGCCACAAAGTTCAAATCGGTTGCCGGAAGCGAACAAAGGATTCTAATCACATTCATGTACATTGGCATCCTCCGTTTCTTTCAGCTTGGCTTCGGCTTCATCTCTATCAACAAAATAATCATAATGTAATCCACTTAATGGTAAAGTTACGTAATCTCCGTAGTCGTCTCGACAATTCCAGTAAATACCGCTCTTGTCATATTCTATCTGTTGACCATCAACAGGATATATCGGGTATACTTTCTCGCCCTCTTCCCTGTTGTTGTCAATAGCGTACAGTACCTCAGGAGTTCCTACAAAGCACACTTTCAGTTCTTCGGGTGTATATCCTAAGTCCTCATAATCTTTTAGCCTTCGATATACTGCGTCTATTTCTTCACAGTCTGGTTCGCAAGCCCTTTCCCATAATTCATCATCTATCCACGATGGATTGCTTTCTGTTAATCTCTCCATGCCTATTCCTCGCTTTCTGCCAGCTTGACATATTTCCACGGAATAGTCTCTTCATCATCCTCGCTCCAAGACGTTGCCCCACCGCGCCATGCAAACACCGTTCCGTTTTTGATTTTTGCAAAATGTCTTCTAGTCCATTCGCAATTTTCATGATCTCTTACCAAAATCTGCGTATCTACCGCAACCTTACTCCAATCAACAGGTGGCTCAACATACTCTGAATTAAGCCATTCGTGGAAATTATACGTACTACCTTTGCACGAATCTGATTCATAAAAATCACACTCTTCACATTTAATTTCTTCGCAAATTGCAGGCTTTCCATTTTTTAATCCAAACACTGCTGTGTTTGTCGCAAGCTCTATAATCTCATTTCCGTATTTTTCTTTATTCGTCATATTATTAAACCTCCAAATCACATACAAACTTAATCTCATCCGCCAAACTTTGTGCTATCATCGGTACAGTCAACTGAAACTGCTTGTAATTAGCTAACGTATCAATGTAGTCGATGAATTTGTCCGTGAAATATTGCAACTGTTTCGCTGTTATCTTAAACTCCTTTTTTAGAATCGTAAGTGTCAGTGCAAAATAGTTAAACAATGATGCACTGGAAAGCCTGTATGCTTCACGCTCGATGCAGAAACCTTTCTTTGCATACAGGTTCATTAACTGTCTCTGTGGAATTTTCCCGACTTCCTCTTTAATGTCTATTCCGTATTTGCTTTTCAGATAAACAGACAAGTCCTGTCCGGTATTTCCACCGGATGCCGCTTCATCTAAGTAGGATTTCAAAAAATCCTGTAACCGGATGATTCTTGCCTGTCCGAACCCGAATTTGTCGTGCAGAATTATGTAACCGATTACAACAAAATCTTTGTATGATTTTGATATAACCTTATCAGCATTTCTCTTTTCAAAATCATTTTGACCGATAATCCGCATTTCCTGTTTTGTGTAAAATGTCGGCTTTTTCTTCCGTTTCAACGCATTGCTCATTTCTTTGATTTCTCCTTTCTGTATGTGATTTCCAACCATGCAAAATGACTCAATACAAGCTGTCTTGCACGCTCTTCAATCTCCATGCCCTTGTATTTGTTTATCAATGATTCTCCGGCTTTTACAACTTCGTCCCACCAGGAATCGTTGTTGTCTGGCGCATAGTATTTCTGAATGAATTTCCAATAATCCATAAATACTTGCCATTCTTCCGAACCCTTTTCAATCTTTGCACTTGCCATAGCCGCTACCTCTAAAACGGACAATCGCCATTGTATGGCTTGAATCCGTCCCCACGTTCTTTCTTTTTTATTTCCGCAACAACATCATTGAATGGTTTTTCGATTTCAACGAATTTCATATTTTCGCCGATAAACTGTAATGCTTCTTTCATAAGTTCGCCCTGCCGTTGCTTTGCAACTTTCAACCCTTTATATTCTCCGCTTTCATCCAGATTCCATAAAAAGAAAATATTCGATGCGTCCTGCTCAATATCTCCGGATTCTCTCAACTCTGACATTGTAGGCTCTTTGGTATCTCTTCCCTCTGAAACTCTGTTCAACTGCGAAAGTGCGATAACCGGAACATTTAGCTCCATTGCAAGTGCCTTTAATGCTTTTGAAATATCTCCGACTTCTGATGATCTGTTGCTGTACTTTCGCTCTGCTTTAATCAACTGCAAGTAGTCAATAATGATTGCATCAAACTGCCGGTAGCGGCTCTCTGCCTTGATTTCTCCTACGGATTTTGAACCTGTGGAAATAATCACATCATAATCACACATTTCATCGTTTGCCTTGTCGAATTTTTCTTTTTCATCTCCAAGGAACGCTTTTGCCCTCCGGACGCGCGTTAGGCTTATTTCAGACAACCTTGAAACGAAACGTTCGTAAACCTGTCCTTCTTTCATCTCGAGGTTGAAATATCCAACTTGGAGTCCTTTTTCTGCCATTTGTCCGATCATCTGCGTTACAAATGCGGATTTTCCAATTCCAGGTCTTGCACCGACAACAGTCACGTCTCCGCCCTCTAAACTTCCGATACAATCATCCAATTGATCGAACCCTGTTTTTACACCGCCCTCTCCAACGTGTTCGTTAAAATATTTTTCCTTGTTTTCCTCAACGATCTGCTTTAATGATTTTGACCGAACTTTCATGTTTTTCTGCAATTCTTCCAACCTGGAAATACTTTCAGAAATCGTCTTGTCAATGTCCCCCGGTCTCAATGAAACTCTCTGATAAAGACTTTTGACCTCTCTTGCCTTGAAATCATTCATCACGACTTTGGCATATGCAGGAGCTTCAACAGATGTTGGAGAAGATCGTAAACAAGACATAACGACTCGCTTATATTCATCCTCGCTGTACTTTGGATTCGTCAATGACTGCGCAAGGGAAAGAACCGTTATTTCTTCGCAATTATCTCTCATTGCAAGCATTTTTATGAAAATGTCCTGTCCTATATCATCGGAGAACATATATGGTTTAATGTCCGGAATCCTGTCTAGAGAATCAGAGGATATAAGTACGCATCCGATAAGCCCCTGTTCTGCTTCTGTCAATTGCAATCACCTCGTTTCTCCGCAATCTGCAACCAATAATCGCAATCATTTTTCAGCCAATCAACATATTTTGGAATATACCGAAAATCCGTATCGTCCGGGTTCTTTTCTTGATAGTCACTCAAATATGCCTCTGTGGCTTTGTATAACAGCCGTGCAATGTCCGGTTGGTTCTCTTCGATAACTTCTAGCACTTTATCCATCCAAGCTGTTTTAGAGGTACTGTACGCTGTTTTCTTGGGGTATATACTAAAAGTCTTTTTCCACGCATCGTCAAAATCAAACAAATCTCCGGAATCGGTCGACAGCAAATTTTCTTTTATATTTTCTTTCTCTTTATCTTCTTCTTTTTCTTCTTCTTTATCTGAAACAGCGACGTAAGACGATTTATCGGGCGATTTTTGCTCAATTAGGTTCTTCTGCTTCTTTCTTCGGTTCTGCTGATATAGCCTGTCGCGTTCCTTTTTCTTCTCATAAGCGTCAAGCGTTTGGTGCTTATTCCAATTCGGAATCGTTATCACATTGTCAACAACTTCAATCATTCCAAATTCTTCAAAAGTCTTAAGCGCAAGCCTTACCGTGTTCAAATCTCTGCGGAAAATGGTGGCAAGCATTTCATCCGTGAACGGCAACTTGTTGCTCATCATAAACACACCGTTGTTATTCTGTTTTCCGGCAAGAATAAGAAGTTTGAACCAAATCGTAATGATGCTATCCGCACTCGGCATACTCTCAATCAGAAGAATCTTTTCATCATCAAAGACATCTGTTGTGATTTTAATCCACTTGACTTCTGCCATTTAATCACTCTCCTCATATGTATTTTCAGAAATCAAAGCCATAAACTTCTCATACTGTTTTTCAGAAACTTTGTTACCCTGTTTCTCCGGCTTCAAGCGGATTTCAAGGTGTTTTTCAACTATATGCGATAATTCCTTGGCAAGACTCTTTTTTCCTTGTTTAATGCCGTCATAATAGCCTTTTGCCGGTTTAAATTCGTTTATCTTTTCTTTTCCTGCGCCTTGACCGCCAGCCGTTTTGTTGTAACGGCATTGATAACCTTTCTTTGTATATTCCAAAATCCAATATTGTTCCATTTCATCAAGTTTCTCTCTCGGATAATGGATAAAATCCAATTTCCATCCATACGGATTTTCTTCACTATAAAATCCTCTTTTTTTAATCGAAAGATCTATGTGCTGATAACCGGATAAATGTGAAACATTTCTCTCTAAGCAGTCAACGCTCTGCCCAATGTAAAAGTAAGATATACCGTTTTCATCAGTCCTCGTGTAGAAATAAATTCCGCTCTGATTTTTCATTCTAGGGCAAACACTTAATATCCGTTTCTCGTTGTTCTTTTTTATTGCATATAGCTGCTTGTAATTTACATTCGGCATTTTCTTCTACCTCTCAATGGCGTTGTTAATATCTCTTCAATAGTCCAACCCATATCCTTTCTATGTAATAAGCAATGTGCATTTATACCTACTATTTCAGCCCACTCAACAACCCTATGGGTTTGTCCGTTGTGCTCCCAAACAGGCGAACCTGATAAATCTTTACATTTTTTACTGCAATAAACTGCGTCATTGTAATGGCCTCCTCTTTTGGCGTTAAATGATTTATTGCAAATAGGACATATTTTCATATAGTCTTTTGTGTTTGGATGCTCTCTGTAATAAAGAATCCTTCCGCAGTGATTACTACATGTTTTTTGCCCATTTCTCTGCTTTTTCACAAATTGCTTTCCGTAAACAGGACATTTTAAAAATTTTTCCTCTAAAGGAATGCTATTTCTTTTGTTTTTAGCTTGTTCTGCATTTGTTACAAACCTGCAATTGCTAGGCTCGTAATTCCCATTAACATCAATTCTGTCAATGGTTAAAATGTTCAATCCCTTATCCGTCTTTTCCTCTTTATACCCGTTTGCGATCGCCCAATCGTGGAAACTTAGAAAATCATTCTTCCATTCATCACACATTACAATCCCTCTTCCACCGTAATTTTTATAGTCTCGAGAAGTTTTGCAATAGCAACGGTATTTAATACTTTCCCACAGAGGGTACAATCTACCACATTTATTTGATAATCCGTGTTTATATCCCATCCAATCACTTCCTCTCCAATGGCTTCATGCTCATTTGAGCCACAAACTTTCCATAGCTCATGCCGGAAGCGCGTGCCATGTGATTCACAGCCTTGATTGCATCATCCTTTTTCTTTGGCTTTCTCAATCGTTCTTTAACGTCAATGCCGATGCAGTCTTGGCAATCAACTTTACGTTCATCTATCGTCATAAACAGCCTGCCACATTTCGGGCATATTCTTGTATACACAATTCTTCCAGCCTTTTTAAAATTCTTAAACTGTGCGTATCTTTTTGCACATTTGGGTCTGCAGTATTTTTGATCTGGTCGCTTCGGCTCAAATTCAGCCATACAGTATTCACATAATTTCAATTTTTACCTCCAATCTTTTGTAAGGGCGGTGCGGTAAACGCACCGCCAAAACATGGCTTTCAATAAGCTTGTGATAACTATTATTCGCCAAACAAGATAGTTTCTTTTAGGCTTTCACCAAGGTGTTTCAACCAATCAGAACGGACAAAGGTTCATATCAACCTCTAACCCTTTTTCTGCAACATAAACATTTGCTCCATATTCAATTGTTTCTTTCGTTCGTTGTAGGAATAACGCGGGATTTCCGCTTGTGTCCGATAAGTGTATTAAAACGACATTTCGTAAAGCTGGGTTGTCGTTCGTCTGAATAAATTTAAGTGCCGTATCAAGGCTCATATGACCTCGCAAACGGTGTTCGTAATTTGGCTCATTCCGGTCTACCAAGTCCATGCTGTAATTGGCTTCAACCATAATCTGCTCAACTTTCGTACCGGAAAAATCATACTTGCAATATTCCAAGTCGGTCAAGAATAACAGCTTGCCCATTTCCTCATACTCGATTAAATAGCCGTAGCACTCGATTTCCGTGTCATGCGGTACATTGAATGGTGTAACCGTAAAACTGCCGATTTGCCGTACTCTGCGTGGTGGAATGGCTATTGTACGTTCTCCAGTTATGACTTCAAGTGCGGTCTGCGTTTCAAATGCCGTGTAAACCGGAATACCAGATCTCATAAAATCCTTTATGTAGCGTGCATGGTCTCCGTGTTCGTGGCTCACAATACATCCGGCAACATCAGATATACGCCAATCAATCATCTTCTTAAAGTCCATGAATTTACATCCGGCTTCGATTGCAAGGATTTCTCCATTGTCGGCAATTAAGGCGTATGAGTTACCGGATGAACCGGAACCTAAGACTTTTAATTTCATAGGCTACTCCAATTCTTCCTCTGCCGGAAAGTGAAATACTCCGCTCAAACCCATAGTGAGTTTTTCGTCAATATTTTCGTCAATTCCATCTGGCGGTGTCTGCCCCATCTTTACAAGGCTGTGACACATATAGGTATATCTCAATTCTTCCATGGCTTTCTTTGCTTTTTCTTCGGTGGAGTATTTAGCAATAACAATGTCACTGACAAGATCATCTATCCCTGTAAGGTTCTTGTTCAAAAAATAGATTTCTCCATTAAACCTCTGAATAACTACTTGCTCATACGGAATATCAAGTGCTCCGTCCTGCGATATAACTCTCATAGCAACCTCCCTAATCTTTCATAAAGTCCGGTACATTCTCGTCATTCTCAACGACTTTCTCAGGCTCGACTGCTGCACCGTCGGTCGCTTCGGATTCTGCTACAACAAACGGCTCTGAATTGGCGTTTTCGGAAATTTCTTCCTGTGTCTGCTGATAAGTTTCATCCATCTGCATAAGTGACTGTGTAGCCATAGCGTTAAGGTCTTTCGGATGCTTCTTGATTGCATTATTGCGCATCTTGCGAATAATCATAGCTTCGGAAGTTTCTCTCCACGCCGCGCTCATATAAGGTCTTGCCACTTCACAAGCAAGCATTTCTTCCAATGTCTTGCATCCGAGAAGTGCACTGATAATCTCGTCCTTTTTAGCCTTAATTTCAGCCTTTTGCTTGTCGGTTGCCTTGCGCTTATTCTCGCAAATTCCAAACGTTTCATTCAAAAGATTGTTGCGCACATGAGCCAAAAGGTTTCCTTTCACGCCTTCACGTTCCGCAATCATGTATTCAATCTTTCCACCGTCCATCTCGACTGGATAAACTACACGGATTACTTTCTGCGACAATCCTTTTTCTTCCCACTCCGGCGGCGTAACTTCAACACCTCTGTGCTTCGGATATGTAAATTCATCCCCTTCTTTCACAAGCCATACCGGATAGACCTTTTTAACACCAACACCGAAATTACGGAGAAGTGCATCGTTTCCGTCTCCCTCAATACCCATTTCAACCTCTTTAAACCAATTTCCATTGGCATCCTGCTTATTTCTCAACTGGAAATAACACTCTCTTGGCACGGCATTTGCATTAAGTTTAAGGCTGGAAACCTGCCCGATAACCTGTCTCAAATTAGAACCATTCAGATTTTCCATAGCCGCCCTATTCGATGTAACAAGGTTGTAAATGGCACTCATAGATGCCATAACGCACTGTTTGGAATAATCATCAAAGGCAAGACCATGTTCTGCGAAATCACGCTCCATAAGTCCGGTATACTGATTTGCATAAAATGAAAGTCTTGTATTCATTTCCTGCTTAACTGCAACTTCCTGTTTCTTTGTTTCTGCCATAATTATTTATTCCTCGCTTTCTCCGGCAGCTACCGGTTCCTCATACTTCCTCACAACCGACACCTTATCAGCACCGTATGTTTCTACCCACTTCATATCCACCGATTCATCCGTAACAGTCAACTTTGCACCTTTGGAATTTACAACCGTGTCACCGGCTTTCACAAAATCCTCGGTGCGGTATGTATAGCTTCTGGTGCTGTTTGGAAATTTTGCTTTGATATACTGCATTTATCTGTAACCTCTCTTTCCTTTATTTCTCATATCTTTCTCGCAATACGGAAGAGAACAATGTCCGGCTCTTCCCCAGAACCCTTTACTTGCACTCTTCCAACGCTTGCACGACATACACCTTGCATCCGGCTGTGTGATGTTATTTTTTATCCCTATTCTTGACATTCTACACACCCTCTACTTTCAACTGTTTATCCTCGGAAACGCTCAAAAGAATTAACTGTGCATCCATATCCGGCACATTGAACTCATTCAGCGATTCTGCGTTATCAACAAAAATAGGCACGCTCACACCGTATAACTCGCTCAATGAACGAATAATGTCAAGTCCGGCTAAAATCTTGTGACCATTATTCAAATCTGAATATCCGACTCCATTCACGGTACACTCACAACAATCTTTCATGCCGCCATTTAACTGCATTTCAAATAGCTTGAAGTTTACTGTCTTAAAATGACTATTAATGGATTCAGAAACCTTATTCAGTTTGAAACGAATGAACTCTTCCAAGAGATAAAGCATCTGTTCTTGATCGGCAACTTTCTGCCCGATTTCTTTCTGCTCGTCTCTAAGTGTTTCGATGCGATCATCAATCATAACGTTGTTAGCCGCCTGTGCGATAATCTTATTTGCTTCATCAAGCTGGCTCTTTAATTTTGCTATATCAGCTTTTGCATAATCAGCCACCTTATCTGCGCCCTTGGATTCTAACTCTGCAATATCAGCAAGCAATTTATCCTTTAACTTGACATATTCCGCATTTTGCGTATAATCAGCGCAAGACGGAATCTTAGAAATCTGTTCATCAAATCCTTTGATAATGTCAATTTCTTCTGTTTCATGCAGTTTCAAGGTGTTGATTGTGTTTTCCAATTCCTTGTTATTCTTGGTCAGATTCTTAATCATTTCAGCACACGCATTTCCATCATCAACAATCATGGCAAGCGTTTTCGCGTGTTCTTCATTAAATATCTCGATTGCATCTGCCTTTCTCTGCGAAAAATCGGCTCTTAGAGACTCTATTTTATCTTCCTGCAATCTTTGTCCGCATAACGAACAAACCGTTGTGGATTCGTCAAATACCCACTTGGAATCGTCAAATTTCTTTCCCTTTTCCTCTTTGTATTTTTTCACAAGGTCAGATTTCTTAATAGTCTGTTCAGAAATTGATTTCTTATTACTTTCAATGGAATCCTGCGCCTTTCTGATTGATGAACGAACATCCTCTAACTTCCGTTCGTGGTCGTATTTATGATTTTCGATCTCACGTTTCTTGCTTGAAAGTTCGTTATTCATGGTCTGCGCGATAGCGGACATTTCAAACTGACAATGCATTTCCTCGCTGCGCATTTCATCAATCCGAACATCAGATTTCCCGATTAAATCTTCAAGCGCTTCAATCTTTCTCTCTAAATCGGCTTTTAACAACTCCTGCTCTGCCACATCTACATCAACCTTTGATTTCTCGGCTTCATCAATACGCACCGGGATTTCAGCCTGTTTCTTCTTCCATTCGCTCAAAGCCTTGGAAAACTTGGCACGAATATCGTCTGTAGACGGTGCTTTTTCCAATTCGTCAAGCAAAGGCGCGTATTTGGCATCTGTCTGCGCAAGTTCCACATCTGAAACATTTGCAACGAGTTTCATAAGAATGTCTCTCTGCTCTTCCCATTTCAGAGAAGAAAAATACTGCGGATTGGTCAGCACCTTAAACATTTCCCCACTCTGCGCCAAGCCGGAAACATAAGCCTTAAATTCAGCTTCGCTCTTTGGGTAACCGTCAATCTCATAAGAATTTGGATTTCCCTGCAATGATACCGTATTAGTTCCACGTTTCTTAACCCAATTCTGCTTCTGAACCTTGGAAAGTTCTACTTCTTTCCCATCAATGTCAATAACTCCCACAACCTTGATTTCCACGTTATCAATTCGGTGTCCGTCCTTATCCAATGGTCTGACATTGAATTTTTCTTCTCCTGCGCTGTTCTTGTTAAAAAAAAGCCATGTAAATGCATCAAAGATCGTTGTCTTTCCTACTGCATTCTGCCCTTTAATACTTGTCTTATTTGAGAAATTCACATCAAGGCTCTTAATACCTTTGAAATTCTCCATATGTAACGATTTCAAAATCATTCGCATTATTCTACACCCCCACGATTCCTTTTATTGACAACTCATATGTGACTTTTTCCACAACGCGACCATCTTTACACGTTTTCTTATATCTCCTGCTCTGCAATCTGCCGTATGCGCTTACCTTATCGCCTAAAGCAAGTGAGTCCGTATACTCTGCACACTTTCCCCATGTAATGCAAGTAATTAAATCCTCTTTTCCATTTTCTCTTAAGGTTTTGAGTTTCACATCACAGATTTTACGACCAAGTGGTGTTTCTCTAAGCTGCTTTTCCTCGATAATTCCATCAAGGCTTACTTCGTTCAAAGGTACATCATCTTTGGGTTTGATTGTGTCAGCCATAACATATGTAAGAATGGCTTTTCCGGATCCTGTTTTTACGTGCCGGGTAATTATCTTCCCACTGACGTATACCCTTCCGCTAATTCCCGTATCGCTGATTTCTTTGTCAAACAGTACCGGAAGAATATCTGCAACACCGCTTCTTCTTTCAACTCCGATGAAAAATTTATAAAATTTCTTACCGCTTGACGTTGTATGGCTTTCCCTTGGTGCTGATACAACATCACCGATCAGTGTTATTTTGTTCTCCATTGCTTCTCCTCTCCATTTCTCTGTCAAGAACCTTTTCAAAATTCTCTTTATCATTCTGTTTCTTTCGTTTCCCTGCCAAAAGTTCAGCAAGCATACGCTTTTCTTTCGTGGAACATCTCGTGCCACTTATATACACAACGCCTACCATGCATCCTCTCTCATTCTGCGTTTTCTCTTAATTCGCTTGTCAAGTTCGGCTCTCTTCCGGTCTACTTCTGACCAGTAATACATTATTGCCGCAATTACTGCCCCGGCTACAAATTTAATTGCCGCCATGTTCCCGGCTGTGTCCTCACTATCCATATAGCAAGCGGCAACCAAGGAATACTCCATTGCAACCGCACCTATAATGAATTGGATTACTTTTTTCATTCATGCCCCTTTCTGCCACTTTATAATTTAGTACCAGTCAGAAACAAACGTTCCGAGTAACGGACATACAACAACATCTATAAAACGCACGGAACCATCTTCCATGGAATATGTAAAAGCCATTGCAGGTGTGTAAGTCGAATCTCCTGTCTGTATCTGTGCATCTCTTACAGAAACTCCATATGTTGTTTCCTCGTCAACGAAAATGCTTGAAAAACTTTCCGCAGAGTCAAACTTTGCCAAATAGTTGTCACCGCTACGAATTACCCTTGAATTAACTTTCTGAAATTCAAAATTGCTCATTTCAATTCTCCTTTCCATTATGTGTTTCGTCTTCCTTGCCCTGCTCACTATGTTTCGAAGCAGAACTTTCTACCATTCCAAGAACATATCCTTTCTGAAAATCTGTCATATTCGGAATGGCATCACGAAGTTTTTCGACAACTCGCTTTTCCTTTTCGCTCATACAATCACTTCCTTTCATGCGCAATATCTGATTTCGTACTCTGCTACAATGTTCAAGTCGCATCCGAAAATATACATTAAAATAGGAAGAAACTAATTTCTTTTGTACTTCCCATGCCAAATCATCCGTGAACGACTTGGCCAACATTAGATAGCCCTGTTCGGTAAAAAGATACATTCCGTTAGGAGCGGTTACACCAAATTCCCCCTTGGCTTCATCCGAATTTCGGACGAAGTAATCTTCTCCTAAAATAAAGTGTTTCTTATTGTCGTTAAATATTTTTCTCGCTGTTCCGTCTGGTCTTTCATGTACCATGTCAATGTCCTTAAATGTGACCACTCTTTCCCCTTTGTACTCTTTGATGGAAATATCTGCATTTCCAATGTGTACCAAATTATCCATATTTTCACTCCTTTCTGTGATATAATTCCCTTATCATCAAATAAGGGAGGTGATACAATTTGAAATACTTTTTGTTTTGCGATTTTTCTACAATATCCTGCGACCGAGAAAAGATGGCAGAGATATTAACTGAAAACGATATAACGTTCGCAAATATCAATAATTTTTGTTGGGAACTAAAAGTTCCGGATAAGTTTGGAATTCCAATCTGCGACACGACCGCAGAATCTATTCACTTCCTGTTTTATCAGTACACTCACAAGAACTCTCTTCTTCTTGTGGTAAAAGCAAATGAATATTTTCCAAACGGAGATTAGGATATAATCTCTTTGTTTCTTCATATACGGTTTTGGTTTTCAGCCATTTCCGCATATGAAGAACCTGTTCCATGACATCCATATCGTGAATATCCACTTTGTTTAAAATCTTCTGCAATTCCTTTTCCATTCCATTAAAATAAGAAACCGGAACAACAATTATGTCATTTGCTGACTTAATCTCTTTCATGTTCTCACCTCTTTCCTGTTCATTTGATGTACATACAATAGCACATTAAATATACATTGTCAATAGTTTTTGTTGACTTAATGAACATTTAATGTTAATATAATTGTGAAAGGAGGGTAAAGGATGAATGAGAGAATAAAGCAAGTTCGGTTATCGACAAAATTAAGTCAAACCGAATTTGCAGAAAAAATTTTAGTCTCACGATCTGCTGTATGCAAAATGGAAAGCGGAGAAAATTCTCCATCAGAACAAACTGTTAAATTGATTTGTCAAGAGTTTAATGTCAATGAAGATTGGCTTCGCACCGGAAACGGAGAAATGTTTGTTGAATTATCAAAAGACGAACAGATTTCAGCAATGCTTGGAGAAATCCAAAGATTAGGTGATGAAAACTTTAAGTATCGACTTGTTTCTGCACTGTGCAAATTAAGCGAAAGCGATTGGACAGCCTTAGAAAATTTAGTAGATATGATTTCAGACAAAAAGTAAAAAAGAGCCAAGGGCAATGCGCAGACCCTTGGCTCTTTTCCTATTTTAATAAGTTACTTATGTATGCATATATGGTTTTTAACCAATGCAAATTTTCGCATTTTTCAATAAGTTTAATGATTTCATTTTTGTAGTACTCTTTTCCCAACCTAAAACCCCCAATCATGTGCCCTATGTAGCGATACAGATATTATAGAACGTGTGTTCGGCATAGTCAATCCCCAATTATGGGCGGAGCCATGCCAAACCCCACCCATGCCAGAACTTGAAGCGTCCTTTCGGACAAGTCCATAGTATCACTGCGATATGCATGATTTCAACATTTTTCGGTCGCAAGTTTCGACAGAAAATGTCATTGCAGAGAAGCGGAGAGCTGTTTCTCAATCTCTTCTTGCACTTTTGCGCGCCAACGCATCGGCACTTCATCAATCGTCATTTTCTTGTCTATAAGAATACGTCTTACATAGAATTTAACCATATCCTACACCTCACTTCCTGCGGTAATGCTTGCCAGTTCTTGGATTGCTTCTGCGTTTGCTTCATGCCCAGCTTTAAGTTCATCAATTGCCTTTTCCATTTCCGTCTTTGTCCGCAATCGGATAGTAACGGTATATGTACCATCTTCTGCGCCATCTTCTCCCACGTTCGGCATATATGTAAACCCATCGGATTTCAGATCGGTATATTTTCCGGATGTTTCGCCATTATGCGTAAATGTAACTTCCTGCAGGTTGTCCGCAGAAAATGCATCCGTGATCGTTTTAATGGCTTCGAAGTTCTCGGCTTTGATCTGGATGTTTCCAAGGCTTGCACTATCGGCAACCTCGAACTCTGTTTTGTTTTTCAAAATTATTTTGTCCATAATTTTTTATTCCTTTCTATGATAAAAAATGGTTTATAAGTTACGTTCGAATATTTGTTCGATATATTTTCTTAAACGGCAGTTTAAATACTGTATTTTATTCAATTAAAGAAACAATTGATGCAAACAACGCTGATCCTGGTCTTTCACATATGCCACCGAACAGTAACCAAGATACTTCTTTACACAATCCGTTCCCCGTTTTCCACACGATACTTTTAACAATTCCGTTTAACAATGTAACCACAGGCTATGCAGTTCAGATTGGTGTATCTATCGCTGGGCAATACAATGGCAAATTAGCTGTTCGTACTAAAGATGTAGGAACTTGGGGGAATTGGAATATTATTTCATGATATTTAGTGCAACTTTATTAGCCTTATCAGATACACATATAACAAAAGATATGGTCTATTCTCGAAATACTGTTTCCACCATATTGAAAATATATTACAAGTTCTCCATTAGCATTTATAACGCATGGTATGTTGTTACCGTTAATTGCTGGTAGCGTCATATATATATACTTTTGTGGTATTGGCAATCCTTTCAAAAGAATTGCACCATTTTCTAGTTTGGTTGGTGTTATTTCCATTATCACCTGTGCCATGAACCCATTACGGATATATGATGCACTACCAGTTGCATTCACCAGTGTACAACCCTTTTCTCCTTGCATCTCTAAACTGCCGTTTAAATCAGCTACCTGCTTGGCCAGCGTGCCGTCTATATTCGGGTTCGCCTGCCGTGCGTCTAACGCATATCCGGCAACCGTGGTTGTCTGATTATTCACTACACTTGTTTTCGTGTCCGGTGGTGTTTGCCATGTGCCATCTTCTCTTAGATATTTACTCGTTCCTGCTGTAGTCGATGGTGCAGGAACTAGACCGGCTTTCGCACCAGCACCTGATTTTACAAAATTAGAATATGTTGTGTTATTATCAGCATTCCAGTCCATGCACAACCAAAATGTACCATCATAAGTAAATATATGGGTCGCATTATTATAGAAGAAATTTCCGCTTACATAAGAAATAGCCGCCTTATTCCCGTTTCGAACATATCCTATAGTTTTCGCCCCGGTGCCATTTACATTAAGTGTAAGGTTCCCGGTTGTTGGATTTGCTGTGCCCACCGTATCCGTAAATTTAACCGCAATGCTCGTACCGACTTGTAATACAAAGTTTGCCAATGTTGCAACTTTAGCCGCCGTAGCTCGACCGGTCGCGCAAGTAGCCAGCGGTTTTTTCAAAACCTCAATTGCTTTTTTGTCGGTTGCGGACATTAGACCGTTAGATGTGGTTGTCGCTGGTTTACTTGCTCCTGCGGATGGTCCGCTCATCCAATAGTCTTTTGTATCTGCTCCAGGTACTTTCCCTGCCGGAACATTCTTTTTCGCAATGTAAAGCGTGTTGTTATGCATTACTGCATCCAACCGTTTGTAAATCAAGGATGCGTCATAGTCATCCTTTGGCACAATTGCCACTCTTCCTGCTATAGCCATTTAAGCCACCTCCCAATTCAAATTTCCGTCATTATCAACGACAAAGTTATAAGCAGAATTGTCCGTGTAAATCAACTCTCCATCCTCATTCACATCAAATTCTGTCATTGTGAGTTTCTTGTTAATCTCGTCTTCGATTCCCTGTACCCGGTCTGCGCTGTCCTTTGCGTCTGTGGCAGATTTTGCCGCGTTGGTTTCGGACACCCCTGCGCTTTTGGCAGATGCTACCGCCTTGGCAGATTCCACTTTAATATCTGCAAGATAATCTGGGCGCAGATGCTTTTCTTGGATACTTCCCTCTTTCACGATTGCGGACACCTTACCGTCACTGCTAATTTCAAATGCAATGGTATTGCTATCTATAAATTCATACTGCGTGATCAGAGCGGACAAATCAACATTCTGCGTTGTGCCATCGTCCAGCGTGATAATCAACTGCTGCGACTGCGGATCATATGTAAAGTTTACGGCCAGCTTTTCCAACTTAGTATCAATGACTGCTTTGGAACCGTTCATTTTCACAACAGTGATCGTTCCCTTTGATTCATCCCACAGAATTTCTTTCACAAGCTCATTTGCCTTTGCCAAATCAACCTTAGACGCATCCATAGCAACCACACGATCATCCAGATTGTCAATGCCGGCTTCCGCATTATTTAACCGCATGGCATCAATTGCTGTTTTCTCGCTTGGAAAATTCTCCCAGTATGTCCGGCTATAAATTTTCTGCATGGTTCACACTCCTTTCTAACGCTGATAATCTGCGTTCCAGATCTTCGTTTTTCTGCTGCAAAAGTTCGATTTCTTTCTGCTGCATCTGGATCATCTGTATGTGCATTGCATGGAGATTTTCCTTGTCAATTTTCCATGTCTTTGAATCTCCGTGAATTGCTTTTTCATCCTCTTCGGCATTTTCTTTTAGTACAAGTCCGCTATCGGACAATCCGGCATCCTGCAAAATCTTCTCTAAATCCTGCGCAATTAAACCAAACTGTAAGCCTGTGTGTTGCGTGATGTATCCGGGTTTCCATGTATATTCAACCGGGCACATTGCCATATAAACGCTTTTAATATCCCTTAATGATTGTATATTATTTTTCAGCCTTTTATCGGAACTCGGAATAGAAATCAAAAGACCCTCGATATCCAAGGTACTTTCCCTCGAGCCAAAATTAGACACTTTATTAAAGTGTCTGGGCGAATACTTGGTTGTAGAGCTATCATTAAGTGTATAATCTACATCTGTAAAATACCCACTTGGCAATTCGCTTTTGGTTGCGTAGTCGCTCAGCGAATTGTCAACATAACTTTCAGTTGCCAAGTTTTCCTCGTTTGAATCTGTTACAGTGCCTAGGTCAATGAGTATGTTTTGCAGCATGGGTCTGCCTCTTCCGTCAAGCCCAATAATTGTAAGGTCATCACCGAGCGCTGTCGAATTAAAGTTTAGCGAATCGATTATTGTTACTCGTCCAGCTCCATCAAGTCTGAAGTTGTTGCTTTCGACTATGAGCCTGTTCCCACGAAGCATAATCTGGTCTGCGCTGGCATTGATCATAGAAATAACTTGGTCGTTCTCGTCTCTGCCTAACTTCAATTCCAAGGATGCGTCCAATGCACCCTCTGCCTTTTGCGCACGATTGACTTCTGCGACAATGCTTTTTGCGGTCTGCTCAAACTTGGTATTTGTCTGTTCCTCTAAATCCTCATACGTGGATTGAAGATGGTCTGCGTTCCTCTCTAACTTTCCGGTACGTCTTTCTACGCTTTCAATCGTATCTCTGATAGAATTAACCTTTGCAGAGTGTGTCTGCGTGCCCTGCGCCGAGATTGAATCTCTCTTGCTTTGTACTCCGGTTAAAGTGCGTTGCAATAGATACGTTTCAACAATCTCTCTCGTGGTATTGAATCGGATTGGTTCCCCAAGTGTCAGACATGGATTTCCGACACAGGTGCAACTTTTAATCGGTGTGTATGCCGCCTGTGCCATAATAGGCAATAGGTTATTTGCAATCTGTTCAAGTTCCGCTCCGGTCTTGTCTGATACAAGAAAGTTTCCTGTAATCGAATAGTTGTTTCCGGCAGTTCCAACAATAGCACCGGCATTATCTTCGCTTGTCTTGATTTCAAGCTGTGTAATTGCCTTGCTTTGGAAGTCCTCGTAATCAAACGTGATGTAGTGTCCGGTCATGGACTCTGTGTTTGCGTCAGACGGAAATACGTTGTCTGCCGGAAACAAATCTTCTGCCGGATAAAGTGCGCTTGTGATTGCTTTCAGAAAGACATACTCAAACTTGCCCTCTCGGTTGATATTACCAAAGCATCCGTTAATCTCACAGATTGCCGTTACAACGGTTTTTCCACTGATAGCGGACTCTTCTGTGACCGCGCTTGAATCGTCCGTCTGTGTTGCTACAATCGTCTTATTGACCGTCATGGAATCATTGACAAGGCTCGTTTCGACTTGCGCAATTCCAAGATGTGCAAAAAAGCTATCACGGAACTGCTTAAGTGTCATTGGAAAGCTAAGTCCTGCATACCAAGACTTTACATCCGTATTGATAATGTCATACATAGCGTCATATGCCGTAATCTGCCGTTTTGTTCGGCCAGCCGTAGGAACATCGGATGCCACCTTAAAAACTCCGTATGGCATCGGATTTTCGCTATCTCCGTCAATTGTTTCTTCAATAGAGATTGTCTTTCCAATAATGTTTCCTGCGGTGTTTCGTGCCGTGAATTTTACACAATTCGCTTCGCACGCTCCAAACTTTAATTCAGACTCCGAACAAAGGCTTTCTTCGAGAGCGAACGTACCGATTTCAAGCATCGAATTGTCTATCTTCTGGTTCGTTCCAACAACAGATATAACCATCTGTTTATCTGTCGAGGAATCCCAATACTTTTCTTTCAAACTACTATTTATCATACACACCGCCTATAAATGAAAACTTGATTGCGTCATACTTAATCTTCCCATTTGCCACAGAATAGAACGTAGGCTGAATATCAGCGATATATCCGTACTGTGTCACATATCCGCGTTTCTCCGGCACATATGCCGTGATATAGCCGCCGCGCTCCTTTGCCTTGGTATAGTTCTTTTCTATGTTCTTCCAAAAATCATCAAACTGCTTTTCGGTCAGCATGGCTTTGGTTTCAAACTCAACCTTTAAAGCTTTCAGTTCCACGGCATCACGATGCTCATATCCGTTTTCATCCGTCCAAGGGTCTTTATCCTGCATGTTTACATAGGAACTAAACGTGTCCTGCTTTATTAAATTGTTTGGTATGGTATAATTGCCAAACTTTACTAAATATCCGCCATATCCCATCGTTTACCTCCTAAAAATGGGTATAAAAATAGCACCTACCGTTTTGGTAGATGCTATCCATTTGATTAAATTTTAAGCTACTACTGATTCCCATTCAGATTTCAGCTTTTCTACATCGTTTTCAAAAAGTTTGCAAGCGATTTCGTACAACTGCGGAATCATTCCCATTTCCCTGTCGATATAATCCATCTTGTTTCTTACTTTCGGTTTGAGTGCGCACCCTTCCATCCTTGATTTAAGGTTGCAGTGATATTTCCTTTCAAATTCTCCATAAAGCAATGAATAGCGTTCTTGATACTTTCCATCGGCACCGAAACGGACAATCTGCGTTATCCGCTGTCTCTTAGTTGCCAAGTCAATATCATCAACGAGTCCGATAATAACATCTTCCTTATGGATGATTTCTTTCTGCTGTCTTTTAATGGTTTCATTCTGCTCCCTAACAGTTTTTAATGTCTGTGAAAATATCAGTTTAGTGTTTTCATCTGCATATGGTAGGTAAGTAGAAATAAATAATTCATCATTATTGACATACCCACCTGTTTTACGTATTGTAGGGAGTACCTCGGATGTTACCCAACGTTTGAACTTATGAAGTTTTTCTTTTCTTTCGTTTATAAGGGAGTCGTTTTGTGACACACCCTTTGCTTTCTGTGGTTGCATCTGAAAGAGCAAGGAATACAAACCGCTTTCATTAATAACCGTCATTCTTTGTTTTCCACCGGGAGTATCAATTTGTGACACACCCTTATCAGAATCATCAATATTTGAAAGGCTTCTTCTGTAATTCGTATCTCCAAATACTTCGCATATATCCTTTCCAACAAACCATGGTTCATCATCGACCATGACCATTCTGATCTGTCCGAATATTGGATTCTCAAATACCTCAATGCCGTTTTGAATCTTAAGCATAAGTTGTGATTTTTTCATTCGTGTCTACCTCCATACATTTTTATCTGAATAAAAAAGAGGAAACCGCTTGTGAAATCACATTGGTTTCCTCTTTCGTACAGTATGGCGTTCAAATAAGTAATCCGCATCTTCACGGATAAAGTTGTTTCCTTAGTAATAAGGATAGACTATTTTTGATTTTGTGTCAATCCGCTTTTGAATTAAAATAAGCCGTGTTTCCACGGCTTATACTTTTATTCTTCTGCCACTATTGAAAATTTTACTTTTGAATTTCCATAATAGCTTGTACTGTATTCTGTGTCAAAAACATTCGTGTCCATAGGAACTTCAAAATATATTGAACCTTTAGTTTTTTTACCCGGACTAAGCGTTGTGTCAAATGTGCTGTCTATGTAATCAACAGCATAATCGTCTGCGTATGCAGAAAAATCATATCCAGAAATGTCTTGATCTTCAATCTGATATATTTTCAAACTCGAAATCTAGTTTCATAAACGCATTTCCATCATCAGGACTTTGATACGCAACATCGTCCAATGTTAATTTTGCAGATGAAAATGTTATTATCAAGTCATTAGTCTCAACCGAATCGCCTAATGTGAAGTAGTCATCGTATGAATCGGTCGATTCTTCCGTTTCATCGTCCAATACTTCCGTATCTCGACTGTTTTCAACTTTTTTAGGTTGGTCTGAATCGCTTTCGTCAAATACAAGTGCCGCAAAAATAAAAATAATTATCGCAACTATTGAACAAGCCAGACCTGCAATTGCAGTTCCATGCCCTTTCCATTTTTGCGTAAGTGCAATTATTGCGCATACGAGACCGATTATTGCAGGAACTACACCTATCGCAACACACGCTAACAAAATGCCTGCTATTCCGCACACTAAAGATGCAATTCCCCATCCACTTTGTTTCATAATCAAATTCCTCCCAAAAATCCTTTAACTCATTTCAGTAATCCAAAAGAATCTGTCACGTAGTAGTCGGAATCTTCCGAGTCCTCATTCCAGACAACTAGGGATAGTTGTATGTTGTCAATATTCTTTATTGGCAAACTCACAATGTTATCATCCATTGTCCACCACGTTACATAGGCTTTTTTATGCGGAGATAAATCTTGATATAACGTTCCTTCTGCCATAACATCATTTACTGATGATGTGTCAGAATTAACCGTAATATTATTGTCTGTAATATTTTCGATTGTCAAGCAAGCTATAAGTTCGTCCGGGTATGTTCCCTTCTTTAGCCCTGTAAAGTAAACCCTAATGCTCGAATCTTCGTATGCAAGTCTGTTGATTTTCTCTTTCACGGTTACTTTGCAAGACATCACTTTCTTTCCGACTTTAGCCTTGATCGTTGCCGTTCCTGATGATACGGCGGTAACAATTCCGCTTTTACCCACCTTTGCAATGCTTGGTTCGGTTGAACTCCATTTAACTCTTGCTTTTGTTCCGGCAACTTTCAATTTCTGTGTTTTTCCAACATCAAGAGAAATTGTTTTCTTGTTTAATTTGATAGTTGCCGCCTGTGCAACAATCTGTTTCCCATCTGCATTTTGGATTGGCATAGCCGAAATCAAAACGGCAAATGCCAATCCCATCGCTACTAATAATTTTTTTGTGCTTCTCATAATGACTCCTTTCTTGTGATATGATTTATTTAGAATTATATCACGTTCTATTATAGAAGTCACTAAAAAACATATACATTGTCTCCGGTTCGATTGTAATGTTCTCTACCATAATCCCTTGCAGCTTTTCCTATGTCGCTTGTAGTAATTCCGAAATTTTTCTGTAAAATAGCTTGCAATAACTGATTTTGCTGTCGCAATAAGGAAACCTCTTGCGCAGATGTTGAATTGATAGCATCTTTGATTCCAGTAATTTCTTGGCTTCCTGCGACCGCCGGCTTACCTCCGACCGTTCCCATAAGTTCCGGAAGCCCGTTTTCTCCAACTGTTGCTATGCTATATTTATCCATAAAACCGCCCGTTGCATAAGCCTTTACTTTAGGTAGGCTCACTTTCGGCACAAGATCGACTCCGCTCCACTTTACCTTTGCTACTTTAGCCGCCGCAGAAACAACACTGTTAAACCCTCTCAAAACGGTATTCACTCCACCGATCAATGAATTTATTGCTGTTTCAATTCTTGAAATTACGGTGTTCATTGCCCCGGCAACGCCACTTTTCACGCTATTCCATAATTTGCTGAATATTTCAGCTACACTTTCTTTCATCTTCGAGAAAGCATTTTTTATCGGGGTGGTTACATGTTCTTTAAACCAACTAGAAACACTGTTCCACGCCCCGGTTACCGCTGTTTTTGCCGCGCTAAAAGCTTTCTGAATAGATTCTTTTGCTGAGCTAAAAGCATTCTTGATAGGTGTTGTAACATGCTCCTTAAACCAACCGGAAGCCACCGCCCATACCGATTTTACAGTTGTCCATAGAACCTTGAATGCAGTTGATACTGCCGATTTCAATAATTCAAAATTCTTCTTTATTGGCTCTATTACCTTTGATTTAAACCAATCAGAAACAACAATCCATACAGCCTTGACAATGATCCACAATCCTTCAAAGATTTGACCAACTCTTTTCGAAAATCCTTGGAAAAATGAAACAATAGGAGTTATAACATTAGTATTGAACCATCCAGAAACTGTTTTCCATACACCGGATATATCTTTCCATAAAGAAGAGAAAAAACCGGAAACAGATTCCCATAATCCCTTAAAAAAACCGCTTATTGGCTTAATCACATTAGTATTAAACCAATCTCCTGCTTTTGAGAAAATTCCTTTTATTTCTTTCCAATGATCCTTGACTACTACAGCCGCCGTTGCAACACCGGCTACTATTCCTGCGGTAATCGCTGCAGGTGCTGCCGCTACCCCTAAAATAACCGCTCCGACTGCCGTAATCGTAACTCCGACAAGCATAAGTGCTTCATTAAGCCAACTGAATCCGTTCTTTAACATGGTCACAAAGTTTGATATTGCAGTAAATGCGCCAATCGCAACAGAGCCAATCCCGGTTATAGCTTTTGCTACCGGGCTGATAAAAGAAAGTGCGCTCTCTGCCGCACCGCTACCGAATAAAGCTTTGACACCAGCTGAAACAGTTGTTCCAAGTGTAGCAAACGCCCCACCTATTTTTTTTGACAAAGCGGTAGACAATACTGCCGAGATTCCCTCATTTGCCGCAATTTCAACGCCAAGCCTTGATGCAAGTGAACCAGCTATTGCTTTTGAAATGGAAGTCCCTATGATTCCAAGCGCGGTGTTTGCAAGATGCAATCCAAGGATTTTTTTGATTGTCAGCGCACCGATGATAATTGCAACTGTTTTTACGTCTAAGTTGCTTAAAAATTTCTTGACGCCTTTCCATACATCCTTCCAAGAAATTTTCTTTAATGCCGTAGTAACTGCATCAAACGCCCCTTGCGCCCACGAATTAAGTGTTTGAGCCAATAATGCAAAGTCAAAGTTTTGGAAAAACTTGTTGATTCCGTCTGCGATTGAATTCCCAAATTGTTTCCAATTAAACGTTGCGCCAAACGAATCCAAACCATGAAGCACCGTGTTTAATGAATTTGCAATCAGTTTTCCGGTTTCTCCGAAAAGCGTTGTGCCTTTCTGACCCTCAAATAGTCCATTAAGGAATTTGGCTAGTCCCCTTCCAAAACCTTCGGCTTTTGCATACACTTTTTTCCATTTAATTTTTTTCATTGCGTTAATTAGCGCACCGGAGATTGCCTTTCCAAGTCCTTCAAGGTCTTTGATGTTGCTTTTGAATTTCTTAAAGATGGTGTCTGTCTGAACCAATCCACCATCAGCACCGGCGCCACCACCAGAGCCACCAGAACCAGAACCGCCACCACTTCCACCGCTTCCAGAACCGGAAGTGTTATCTTTACTCTGCTTTGAAATAACCTTTAATTCATCAAATGCACGAGTTGCCTGTTGGATTTCCTTTTTTGCTTTCTTAGCATTCTTTGCGATACCGCCTGTGTTTTTCCCCGCACTTCCTGCGGCATCACTTAAATCGTCCATGCCGTCAGACGCGCTTCCAATATCATCGGCAAGACCGCTGATTCCTGCCCCTTTGCTTGCTTCATATTTCCATCCAAAGATAGAACCTAAAGCATTTGTGACCATTTCCGCAAAAGAAATAACCTTCTGCAGAACTGCGTTAAGTACCTTGATAAATGGCTTAAATGCATTGATTAAACCACCACCAACAACCGCTCCAAGTGCTTTGAAGTTCTCTTTAAGCATGGTTATCTGGTTATGCCATGTATCGGCTGTACGTGCGAAATCTCCGGTGATATTGGTTGTATGCGCAAGCACATACTGATAACGCAACATGGCTTTTTCAGCCTGCGTCATTGAAGAAATGTTCGCATCAAGTCCTTGCTTTAACGCCCATTCCTTTAATGTTGCCTGTGTCAAGTCGATACCATAACGCCGCATAGGTGCCGTAGTACCGGAAAATACAGATTGCAGACTCTTGGCAATATCTTCTTGACTCACATCATAAAAGGAAGCCATATCTCCGGCTAATTCTGTCAACCGGATAGACATATTTGCCATTTTCCCCTGTGGAATATCAAGGGCGGTTCCCATTGCTTGGAAACGGCTTGCGAACTGTTTCGCGGACAATTCGGACATACCAAATTTTTCAATGGATGTTTTTGCGAAATTGTTAATTAGACTTTCATACTGCCCGAATGTCTGCCTTACAACGTTCTCAACCTCTGTCAGTGAGGATGATATGTCAATAGCGTCTCCAAGTAGCCTAAATCCGCGAAATAAAGCCCAGTACGTTGCATACACTTTTCCGATTGCAGATGCAAGGGAGAACGACTTCTTGGTAACCGCAGAAGCACCGGAACTAAATCCACTAAATGAGCTTGTGATGCTTTTTGCCGCTGTTCCTGCCGCTCCACCAGTACGCGATAACTTTGCCAATGCGTTTGTCATGTCAATAATATTCCGGCTTACACTAGGAGCTTTCGACAGTTCGGACATAAGCTGTCGCATTGCCGTGGCAAGTTTCGGGATATTCTCAATCGCCTTGGTGGAACTCTGGTAGCCAAGCTGTTTAATTGCAGATGCAAGTTCGGTCAGACCCTTAACAGATGCTGACATTCCAGAAATCCCTTTTAATGCATTGGAAATCTGACGCATAGAACCAGCCGCGGCATTAATCTGTCTGCTGTTGATAGAGCCTAATTTGCTTACATTTCTTGCAACTGCAGAAAAAGTCCGTGTGTCAATTCCACGCATTGCCGTCATTGCCCCTGCAAGTCGGTTTACCCCTGTGGAAAGACTATTCAGATTTCCAGTGTTAAGCCCGGAAAGTGCGGAAGATAATCTCCCAAGCCTTGTCACAAGCGCATCTATCTGACCGCTTGCCTGTTGTGCCTGTGCTTGGATTTTTATTTCAAGAGACTCTAATTCCATTTATCCACCAACTTTCTACATAAGAAAAAGACGGTAAGATTTGACCCTTACCGCCCTTGAATTACTTTTTCAGTTTTCCCTTTTTCAGAAGAGAAATCATCTTTGAATTTTCCTCTGATGTAAACTTAAAATTGGAAAATCCGTTATTTTTTGCGATTTCCGCGCGATGTTCTTTCGATACATCATCTTCTCCAACCGCTTTTAATGCTTCGACTATTGAACCGGAATTTCCGGTATACTTCGGATAATACTTGGCTTTGCTTTTCTTCGCGCCGCCTACAACAATCACTGTATGACCTTTTGTGCGTGTCACAAGAATATCTCCGTTGCGAAGAATAAACCCGGCATGATAAGAACCCATATCATCAAACAAACCGGATTTCAAAATTACCGGTCGTTCATTTGATGTATTGAAATCTCCCACATCCTTACCGGATGCATAGATAATACAGGCACGTACAAGAGAAGAACAATCACACTCTGTCTTGACTTTTGTGTTAATGCCATGCTTAATGACTCCGTAGCGTTCCGATTGGTCATAGCCGATATTTTTGTTGCCACACGCAATCTTCATAGCTTCGGCTAACTTCTCCGCAACCTTATTGTCCTTTGCTCTTAACACATTCCATCCCTTAGAATGGTTATAAAACTTCTGTGTAGACACTTCCTGTCCGGTCTGGTCTCCGGCTTTTCCACCAGAATAGCAGTTTCCGTGTTCATCGTGCCGCGCACTTCCGATAATTACTGCCATAGCAATACCTCTTTTCTTAAACTATCTTTGGCTTTGGTAAATGTGATTTCCTTGATTCAGCCGCCCATGCTTCTTCCGCCTTAAGCATTTCTCGTATCTCAGCATCGGGATCGTCCGTATTATGCTTTTCGATGGAATCATAGCAAGTTTCTTTCACGTACTTACTATTACCCTTACCGAATGTAGCATCTATTGCGGTCACAAGTGCTGACGTTGCATATCTGCCAAACCACATATACATTTCCACATCGCGTTGCTTCCATTCTGCCTTGTATGCATCCACATAAGGCTTAAGCAACTCTGGATTCATCATATCTATATCATCAACGGAAAATCCGTAGCCTTTCGTTACCACAAGGTAAAACGGACGGATTTCCGCAACGTAATATTCCCATGTTAATTCTTGGTTTTCGCTTTGGATGGGGTCTTTTTCTTCTCTTTCTCCTGCTCCTGCGCTCTCTCCAACAACTCCATCATCTGCGCTAAAAAACCGTTTGTCATCATTTCCTCCTGCATATCAGCGAATAAATCCATGCAGTTAATCTCGTTTGTGTCAATCGCATCATAGAGAATGTCGGACACCTTCTCAAGCTGCTCATCGTAGCCTTCGTTTGTTTTGTAATCATATCCAAATTCTTCATTGTGATGCATCTGCAATCCCACAAGAAGCGTCTTAGGAAGTGTTTCAAGAAGAATATCTTCCATAGAAGAAATATCTTCCATGTCCTGCGTCTTCATAATATCCTGTAAGATATGTGATTTTAACGATGGTCTTGTTGCAAACTGAATTGTATATTCTTTTCCACCTAATTTAACTTTCATGTTTTACCTTGCCTTTCTGCCCTATATTGGCAAGGGGCAGTGTTGCCACCGCCCCATTGTTGCTTATCTTATTGCTTCAAGTTCTGCTATCGACCGTTCATCCTCGCCTACCGGTACGGTCGATTGCTCGTCCGATAGGCTTTTTACCCCACCACTGTTACAGTGAATGTTCCATCGTTGTTATCAACGACTTTCAGCTTGTCGGTAACGAGTTCCGATGCCGTGCTTGGAATAACAGTTGCGGTCATTTCAAGGATTTCATCTACACCGCCTACATCATTCGGTGTCGCGGTAACAGTTCCGGTGTATGCGTATTTTGCCACGCCACCGATTCCATCTGTACCGTACAGGTGGATAATGTCAACCTTTTTATCTCCCAGCTTTTCGATGTTTTCCAGATATTCTTTTGCAAGGTTTCCGGTGATTTCCCGGGAATCCGCTGTCTTAATACCTTTCTCAAATGTCTGCTGTGGGTCTTCCATCGTGGTTGACTCAACCGTGTTTGGTGGAGATGCCGGAGATGGAATAGACTTTGCAGCAAGTAAAAGGTTGTAAGTCCCTGCAAAGTCGGCTTGTTCCGCTGTGTGCTCTTTAATAATCACACGCGACTTATAACTTGTTGATGCCATGATTTTCTGCTTCCTTTCTGCCTTGCGGCTATGCTAAATTTTCATACGCTCCAATAATTCGCGATACGCGAAAAGTTGCCGTGCGCACTTGCTTGGAAATCGTGAACACAGCATTTGAAACATCAAAATTTTTTGATTTAAAAAAGGACACTGCATACTCTGCAATGTCCTTAATCTTTTCCCTTCTTCCTTTATTTGTTATTGTAATTTGAAATGTTGGGCGAATTGCGTTAATAAAATAAGACTCTGTATCTCTCCCGGCTTCTGTAAATCCAATCTGTTGTATAAGAAGTGTTGGAAAAACAGGTGTTCCGTTCGATTCCTCGTCCTGCGTTACCTTGATTCCGATTTCTTTGCTTTCCATGTAAACTTTCAGCAATCGGTAAACGGTATCTTCAAAATCAAGTGCCCAACTATTTAACTCATTTTCCACCGAATACCTCCCTTGCAATCTTTACATACTGTTGAATAATCCGTTGTTCCGCATTATACATAGGCATTGTGGCTTTGATACCGTGGGTATAACGCCATGTTTCGGTCTTATCGTCCCAATAGTACCAACCATCTTCAAAAGCGTGTATTTGCCCAGGATACGTTCCGACACCGAATCCAAGTTCCGGTGCTTTCGGATTCTCTTTGGAGTTATAAAAAATACCGGCTCCAAACTCTACCGCCAACAAAGTATAGAATGGCTCTCTATCTTCTGACATTACCGTTTTTCCGGTTGCAATCAGAATCGCGTTTGAGGTCATTAACTGCGGTGCTTTATCTACCCTTACCGTTATCGTGTTTCCTATTGGAGATTTCGATATTTGTTTTATTGCCACCGTCTGACCTTCCTGTGCAAGCCTAGAAACAAGCAAATCGCATTTAGCCTGTAAACTATCTCGGTACTGTTCTAATTTCTTTATAGCGTCTTGTATGGACTTAGTGGATAGTGTCATTGAAATAGGTTTCTTTTTCATGCAATCACCTACTTAATATTCTTCCGAAGAAGAAACAAATCCGTTGTCAGTCCTTCATCAGCAACGCCTTTTACGATGTAATCTGCGGTTTCTGAATCCACTAATCCATCATCAGTGCGCTTGACTTCCGAACATTTCCACACCACATCACCGGCTTTCAGTGGCAAATATCCTTTATCCGTGACAAGCTGACAGTATGATGTACTATCATCAATTCCAAATTCTTTCACAAGGGCTTCTGACAGCTTATTGCTGATATTGGCTTGGAATGTCGTAGGTTCTGAAAACCCTTCAACTTCCTCGCCTTTTGGAATCTTGTTTCCTTCGGAATCTAAATAAGGTACAAAGTTCCCATCGGAATCCTTGTACCCTTCATAGACAATATCTCCATTTTCGTCAGTTTGTGGGATGAATACCCTCTGACCGGATTGCGAATATTTCATTTCCTGCTTGTTAATGTCAAGCATTGGTGTTTTCCTCCGGGATTCCGGCAACACTTGTCAGAAGCGATAACACTCCGGCAAGGACTGATGCGGAAAGAACATATTTCCAATCTACCGCGCCCATAAATGCCGCCGTTCCAATTCCTGCAATAGCCGCCTGCGCAACAGTCTTGATTGCTCGGATTCCGGCTTTCTTAGTCCAATCCTTCCAATTCCTCATGGCTTTTATCTCCTTTCCCTATATGAATCTCTTCAATCTCATGTTTCATTTTCGTAACCATGCCATTTCCACCTAACGCATGGTACGCATCATACATCTCACAGAAGTTCTGATAGGCATATGACGGTATTTCTCCGATTCTGGTGTACTTTGCATGGTATTCAATAAGCTGGACGCGCAAAAGGAGCATTGTTCCTTTACTGTTCGCATCCCTGCTTTTCTTTTGCTGTTTAAGAAGCCAAACTATATATCCAAGCACTATTGGCAGTGCCACGAGATAAGTTTGAATCAAAATACTTTTCATTTGAATCTCCTTTTGACGCACTGCCCACCACCGCTTAATGTGCGCCGCCTGCAACCATAATGGTCACGCTCAATCTTCTTTAATGCCCTATAGGCGATATTTACATAGCTTTAACAAACGGAAATACACCAGCAAAAAGGCTTTCACGGTCTTTCCATGTCCTGCTCACGCCGTTTTCGGAGAAACTTGCCATGTATGCTTCTCCTGCCTGTGACCGGTCGTACACTGCCAAATTAACCATAATGTTTTCATAGTTCTTAACATCACTGTCAATCTGGTCTTGCGTGTATGTGTCCGGATAGTTCCGTCTGCTGATAATCTCTTTTCTTGCCTGCTCTAAAAGCTGTTCAATCATAGGATTATCTTCCTTTTTATCAAACACAACCTTATCGGACTTTTCCCCGGTCGCTTCGTCCTCTACCTCTTCTATATGAAATTGTCCTAAACGAATTTTGACTTGTTCGACAAGTGTGTATGACATAAGCGATCTCCTACAGATTAAATTTTGCAATCAGAATTTCTTTCAGTTCCGCACCGCTTGTCGCTTGCGCATTTTCAATCCCCTGCTCCGCGGCAAGTTTTTGCAAATCTGCGGTACTCATTCTGTTGATTTCGGTCTTTGTATAAGTGATAGGGTTTTCAGGTGGATTCATAAAATCAGAAGGTACCTGAGATTTTTCATCCGGTACTTCCTCTCCTGGCATATACCACTTGCCCTTATATTTTGTTTTGCACTCGTAAACCAAAGGATCACCTCCTAATAGCACTTAATGACATAGGTGCTATCCATTCTCTCATAAGACGGAAGTACGATTTCGGAAACCGTTGTCTTAGTCTGTACAGGATCTTCCGATACAGAAATTGCAACAGCAACGCCTGTGTTTACGATAGAAACATCTGCTGTAGGCTTTCCGATAAGTGTACGCTCTTCCGGTGTCGTACCGTACCAAGTATTTCCAAGTGCTCCGCTTGGGATAAGCGTTGCAAATCCGTCCGGGTAAAACTTAGATGCCGTACCAGCTTCATTCTTGTACTGCTTAGAGTAAACAATAATGCTGATTCCGAGTTCGTTGGAGAATACCTCTTTAACACGGTTGTCGTTCATAAAGATGTTTGCCGTGGCATTCTGCGCAAGAATGGCGGAACGAATCTTCTTATTTTGCTTAAGATGATCCATAGTCTTACGAGAAACAATCATGATAGAAGGTCTCTCTCCTGTCTCTGATTCGACTGCATCAAGAGCAACAGAAACATCGTCAAGTGGATCAGAATTTTCGTGGTCGTCCCACTTATCTGTTGCGTCCTCTAGGTTTGCAAAGTTGTGGGTCTTGTATGTGTTGCTCGGATCGTAGTTATAAGCGTAGGTTACGCCGTTTGCCTGAATGGAAATCTTTGGAGATCCATCAGCCGGTGCAAGCAACTGCATAATCATACGCTCTGGAACAACGTTTGCTCCATCAATCAAAGTATTTGCATCATCAAAAATTCTGCTTAATACCTCGCTCGCATATGGGTCTGCGCTATCCTGTACACGCATAATTTCCTGTTCGTCCGCTTCTTTAATCAGCATGGATTCACGGAAGAATGCCATCTCTGTTTCTGTGAGTTTAAATCCCTCGCGACTTCTCAATGTTGACACCGCATCAAAATTTGATGGTGCAAGAGAAACCGGAAGTCCTTTGGAAGTCTTAATCCATTTCAGATCAAGTCCCATTTTCTTCTTAGCCGGAAATAATCCCGAACCAAGATACGCAATTTTATTACTTGCTACCTCTGTGTTTACAAGTGCGATTGCTTTTGCACTATACACATCTCTAATGTTCATTCTGTATTACCTCCTATTCAAATACGATTAACGGAAGGGCTGTCTTAACTGCCTCTGCAACAGCTTCTCCTGTGCTTGTCTGAATGTTTGCAGAATTTACAACTCCAAACGCTCTAAGGATTGTTCCGTTAGGGTTCTCGTCCTTATAAACATCTGTAAGCAAAATTCCGATTGGCTTTGTTTCCTTATCAACCTTTCCATCTACGGCGATTGGACTTCCTGCCTTGCACACGCCTTCTGTGAACGCGGTATCATCAAGTTTGATTTCCTCGAACAGCTCTCCGCCTAATTTTCTTTTCAGAATTTCAAGCTGAGTTGTTACACTTTTTTCAGTAAACTTCATCTTTAAAACCTCCTTACGATAAATAACTGTCTACTACCGACTTAGCCGCCTCATTCGTTCCGGCTAAAGTCTTTCCGATCGACTCTGCGGCTTTTTCCGCTTCTGTCTTTTCGTTGTCTTTATTTCCGCCAGCCGTGCCACCGCCCGGATTCGTACTGCCTTTTGCAATCTCCTGTTCCTTGGCTTGTGCTGCGGCGGTCTCTTTCTCAGAGATAATCTTTCCAAGAACGTCATAATCAAAACTGCCATCGTCTTTTACGATTTGTGCTGCCTGATCTGCGGTAACATTAAATTTAGATGCGGCATTGGCTCTCTGCGTGGCTATTGCCTGCGCTTTTTCAAGTTCAGCGATTCTCGCATTGGCTTTTTCGAGGTTCTTATTTGCCTGCTCGACTTCCGTGAGCTTTCCCTGTTCGATATCATCGAGTTGCTTCTGCAACTCTTCAGCTTTGTCAGCCTTTGTCTTGTACTCGTCAACCTTTGCTTTGGCTCTCTGTACGGAACTTCCGTAATCTGCCATGATCTTGTCCGCGTTTTCCTCGCTTAATCCCATAGCAATCAGATCTTCTCTCTTCATTCATTACCTCCGATATGTCATACGAATTTTTATACGGTGCAACGACACCGAACGACATTGTTGATTTTTACGCTCACAACTTTGCGAATTTTTATAAAATAAAAACAGCCGCCGATTACTCGGTGACCGTCTTATCTTTGTTTGTCTGGCTCTGCGCGCCATCTGTATTCATTTTATTTATCAATTCTTGTGCTTTCTGTTCCTGCGCTTCTACATCATCAATGGTTTTCCACAGATTATCCAAGTATGGCTTTGACAACAGGAATGTCTTTTCCGCATCTCCCCAAAGTCCAACAGACTTAATTGCCACAAGTGGATGAATACCAGCTTGTAAAAGCTGATATAATGTCTGCGACTTGGTATACATATTATCTTGTGGGCTATGGTTAATCTGCACATCAAAGTCGCGTAAACTCAATCCCAAATCGTGATCCTGTATACGAATCACATTCAAAACAACTTTCGCAAGTCTTTTTTCAGCCGACTTTACAATTGGGTCTTTCAGTTTTGCTCTCGACTTTGAGAAGTCCCATCCGTTTCTAAGCTCAACCGCTCCCTGTGTATCTCCACCGGAATTATTGTTGTTCTTATTTGGTATGGCAAGAATGGACTGTGCATTATCCCACAAATCATCCTTTGCGACCTGGCACTCTGTCTGATTCAATTCTTGTGTCATAATGTCAACATCTGATTTATTCTGTTCATTGTTGGATTTTACCGTCAGCGCATGGGAAATCTTCATTTCTTCAAAGGTTTCCGGGTCAATTTCGCAATTTACAAACTTTATCCAAAACTGAACAAACTGCTCAACGCCATCCATTCGGTTTGACTGCATTGTATTGATTGCATCCAATAGTCCGATCACAAGCTCAATATCAGAAATGCGCTCATGGTTGTTTGGAAACTCAACAATCGGGATTCCACCAAAGCCATGTAGTTTCCAATCTCGAACCTCTCCGTTCACAATCTTGCACTCGTAAGAGTCCGTATAGCAGAGTTTATACATCTGTCCATCGGCATCCTTAAGCTCTTGGATTGCTAAAAGTGGTTCTTCTGTGGATTGGTTATAAATAACAAATGTATTCATTGGTGTTGGTGCGACAATTCTAAATGGTATATCCCCATTTGCAAACTGCACCGCCTTAAATGACGTTCCGGTTGCTGATTGCCATTCTCCTGCCTTAATGTCCTTTTCCTGCTTATTAGCATCAGTCAGATAATCGTTAAATTCATCAACTGCATTGTTTATACGGTCATCGTCTTTCCTACTGATAAGCTGAATTGGCTCACCGTAAGTCTGACCAACCTTGAATTGAACAATCTCATAGGCATGGTTTTCAGGCACCTTATTGGTTATATCCGCATTCTATACCTTTGTTCGGTACAATACAGGCTGATCGCCCTTGTAATAGTTCCACAGATAACGGATGATCGTCTTGTTGAAATAAAATGCACCAATGCAGTTTCCGACAACATTCACGATATTGTCTGCCGTAATCTGTTCTACGTTAGCATATGCAATTTTTCTTCCGTATCTGCCTTTTACAAGGTCATGAAAATACTGTGTATTCATATAAATAAAACTCCACTACTGCAAGCGCGTTTCGGTATTGGCTTCGTTTCAATTTTGCCTGTTGCCACGCGATAAATCACAATATGATTGCATTTTTTACATTTACACGGATGATCTATCGTAGATCTCCCATCATAATGTCCGGCAATTCTTCCGCAATCCGGGCAATATATAGTTACTTTTTTCATAGCAACCTCTTTCTTGTAAATAAAAAACACCGCCATTTCTGACAGTGTCTTTTACGGGTTATATGCTTTTGGGGTTGTAGGATTTTGTTTTTCTACTCTTTTAGTATACCATGCAAGTTTTGGGAAATGTTGTGAAAGAATGTGAACTATTGTGCACTTTTATGCACTCTTTTCAAGATAAATCCCGCCGAATTTCTTCTCAAACTCCCGAATAGCCTTCTTTCGGAGGTTCATGATATTTCTGTAGGAATATCCCATTTCTACAGAAATTAAATTCCAGTCCTTATTATCAACATAGTGCGCATACAGGACAATATACACATCTGTATTTTCCATACTGTCAATCTGCCCGATAATAACCCGGCGTTTATCCACAAATTCGCACACAAGTTCTTTTATCTCGTTCTGTAGGTCTGCAATTTTAGCAACAGCACTTCCCATTTTGTCCGGATCGCCGGAAGACTGCACATCAACCTCTTTGGGAGATACGGAAATGGAAGTTGCCATATTGGAAAGTTTTTGAATTTCAGACATTTTGTTTTTGATAACATGATCACATCTATTTATTTGTGAAAGATATTTGTCCGTTGTCATATCCTAATACCTCCTAAATGGGTTTACTGCCGCTTCTACCTTTGCGGTATTGTTTGGGTTTTCTATAAACATTTCAAGCTGAGTTAAACCGTCTGCTGCATCGTCGTGTTCATTACCGCCAATACTTACAAACATAGAGAGTTCATCCATAGCCGCTTGATATTCGTCATTTCTATAATATCTTGTTACTCCAAGATCTGAATCTTTCTTCATTTGTTCCTGCGTCGGTCGGTGCGTATCAAGAAATATGAATTTTCTCTTAATATCCCCGGAATATGCTATGATCTTCGACAACTTTTCAACCTTATTTGGTGCTTTTCTACTTGTGCATGAACATTTATAGTCCTGTTCCTGCAGCTTTTCGTCTACATATTGGCAATACAGATCTCCACCTGTATTTCCCTCAAATCTTGTCTGCCTAATCTCATTCCCGATAATTCGTCCAACAACAAGAGGGATTGTTACCTCTTTCGGGCCTTTGTTGAATACCCAATCGTAAATATAAACATCGCCGTTTTCATATTCTGCCCCTATCGGCATTGACAAGCTATCTCCGCCGCCCCAGGCAACATCCACAACTCCGATGCGCCGGAAATCTCCATCTGGTAGGATTCCGTTAAATAGTCTCAAATCTGTATAAAGCAATCCCTCACGGACATATGGTTGCTGCATAAACTTAGCCATCCATTCGGCATTGTCAAGCTTATCTCGCATATCCCTGTAGTATTCCGTGGAAAATCCGTTGATTTCATACGCGAAATTGCTTTCGTCATTTTCATTAAGTGCCGGAATCTTACGGAATCGGTATTGTGGATCATGCTCATATTGCTTTCTCATGCGCTCCAATGGGTCTAAAACATTCCAAAGGGTACCAACCATCAATTCCCTTGCACCATCATTTTTACGGTCAACCATCTTGTTTAGGTACTCTTGGTATGTGTTTTCCATTCGAGTAGGGCTTAATGAATGCTCTCGATCACGAACCAAGTCATCGACATATAAATATCCATCTTTTGAAACATCGACCGCTCCTGTCCATGTTCCATCAATACCACGGCACGTTACTGTTGCGAATCTGTCCGGATCTCCAAGTGTAATTGTAAATTCGTCCGCGCTTTTGTCTGTCGGAAGCGTTGTGTTTGCGTATTCCGGATGCCAATAAGCAAAAAGTTCAGCAAACGTATATTCTTCCGTGGTAAAAAGATTCATCAGTTCCTTGTAAAATCCTTTTGCCAAAATACCAGAGTGACCACCCATAGCACTATGGCTGTTTGGTCTGCGCAAAGCCACCCAAGCAAGAAAGAAAATACAGATAGTCGATTTACCGACACGCGATGGCATTGACAATCCGTAAAATTTAATCTTCCTGTTTTCCAAATCTTCAAGATCGTTGGCAACTATATTCAGCGTTTTGCGGCGCGGATAATAAAACCGTTTACTCCAATTTCTTTTGCGCTCCATAAAGTAGATGAAGCTCTCGAAACGATAAAAGCTCTCTAACCGCAAGACTTCATAGAACTGATCCACAAGTTTGTATCCGCCTTTAATGTCGTGATTCTGCGCATATCGTTCAAGTTCCCATATGCTACCACCCGCATTTTTCTGCGTAAATTCGTTGATTAAAGCCTTTGTTCTTTCGGTTATAGTCAATCCGTAGTCAACATCTTTTTCCGTCCGAATTGCCACATTGCACGCTTTCAAAAGGGCATCTATTACCTGTTCATCAACGCCTTTTCTCTGTATGTAATTTTCATATCCATTTACTGCATTGATTAACTGCTTTGAAGCCAAATAAAAAGCACCTCCGCAAAAAGCAGAAGTGCCTTGACCTCTGCCTATAACTGTTTTAGGTTAGCGGCTACAATCAATCTGTAGCCGGTAATGCATGTTTACAAAATATTCATTTTATTGAACGTAGAAAAGATTTTCGGGGCTTGAATTGCAAGCCAATCAACCATTTCCTCATTCTTTGCCCATGCACCATTGTAGCAATTCGAAGAATCAGATAAACCACTTTCATTGAAGAATGCATGGATAATTTCATGCCTTAAAGTTCTTTTTCGGTATGATTCTTTCTCTTTCTCGTTCATATCTGGAAAGTACTTTTCTTCCGACATGTCGGCAATTACGATCAGCTTGCTATCTTCTCCGCAATATCCTGCAAGACTTTTTTCCTCCATGAAACTGTCCTCTGATACTTTGTGGGTTTCAATTCTGTATTCTGTTCCAAGAATATCTATTTTCATCGTATCATCACAAATAAGAGACTCGTTCTGTGATGTTTTTATTCCTAACTTGGCTTCGTCTAATTCTTTTCGAAGTCTTTTTATTCCTTTTTCCATTTCTTTAATTGCGCCTTGGTACTCCATGTATTCACTCCTTAAAGTAAAGTAATGCAATGACTAACTGTTTGTTAGCCGGTAATATGCGTAGTCAGTAGTAAAAGCTATTCTTAGCACACCAATATTTTACGCACCTCTTAGTGTTTCGGAAATTATTTAAAGACTATTTTCTTGGTCTGAATTGTTATTTATTTTATATCCGCAATGCTTTCTACAAAGCAATTGTAGTAGATATATCTCTTGCCATTGAGGTCAAACTTAACATATCCACCATCGTTTGTGCTAAGGTCAATCTTGCCTTTGTATGTTGCAAGTTCTTTACCATCTGCCGTGTATACAGTAATGGTTCTTTGCATACCGCCATTTGCATCGCTTTTCATGTCTACCACAAATCTGTCCCACGATGCACATCCGGTCATTCCCAAGCACAATGTCAATCCTAATGCAATTGCTATAATTTTCTTCTTCATAAAATCTCCTTTCAATTCATGCATAACACTTTTTCGCAAACATCAATACATTCTTTTCTCTTCTCATCATTGGCACACTTGCCATCTGCGTTGTATCGGCAAGAAGTCAGATTGCATTTTTTATTTACATAAGCATTATTCACATTATCAATCCATTCACGAAACGGAATATTGTTGATTGTGGCATTGTCTAATACCGTGTCAGCTATCTCCTGTACCATTTTTCTGTATTGAAATTCCATCAATTATCGCTCCTTAAGGCAATACTTCAAACAATGTTGGTATTTTCTTCATTTCCAATGCACCTTGAACCCTTTCTTTTTATACTCCTCTACGGCTTTTTTAAGGCTCATATCGTCCTCATACTTTTCATTCAGCATAATCACTATATTGCCTTTTTCGATGCCATATATATTGCAATCCGCAAGTTTCTTAGCAGTTTCAAGAATAGCTTTTGCCTGCTTGCTGCTCATTTCATAGGTTTTGGTTCCCATATTAACTATCATTTCTCATAAACTCCTCAAAATCTTCCATACATTTATAGCACAAGTCGTATGTGGTATTAAAAACGCCGTTTCTTGTAACCGAATTTCCGCACAGTATTCCTTTTTTAATTTCCGCACCACAACGATCACAAGTATACCATTCTTTTTGATGTTTCATAAAATCCCTCTCTTACAAATCAAGTTTATTCAAATAATCTGTTCCACTATTTTTAAGTGCCTTGCTAATGCCGTTAATCATATTAGCCATTGCCTGTTCGGCTTCCTTTATCTTTTCAACGCTTCCACCGCATTGTAATGATAAATATCTTTTCTGCCAAACGTTTGCATTTACAACTATACTATTGTGGACATCTTTCTGTGTAACCATCATTCTGCCGCCTTTCAAACCAATCCGTACATATACAGAATATCAAGTGGTGTTATTCTATCTCGTTTAAAAGAATTGCTGACAATATAATTTTCCAACTCTCCATCTTTCCATCCGTCCGTACTTGTCATAGAATCATAAATCCGTTTATATTCTCCGGTCAGTTTGTCAAATTCAAACCATCC